TTATGTCATTCCAGCAAATGGCAGAGCGATCCCCACATCTACATCATTCCAAACAATTTCATGTCCTGCTTCATAATGTTCTGTCATTTTTACTGAGCTGTGTCCAGCCAATGCCTGAGCACTACGACCTGCTTTTTTATGCAGAAAATGATGCGCGCCGAGATAATTTACCCAAAATATTGAGATAAATCGAATAAATAATAGTTTCACCATTTGAAACCATTTTTCATAATTCAACCCATCACTATGCAGTACGTCGCCAGCGTAAATCAACAATAGATGGCTGGACAATATTATGAGCCACTCCACCACCAATCGTTTTAGATTTCATCGTACCGTAAGAATCTGACGTGCTATCATTTGCAAACCCACTTGTTTCACCTCCATAAGTCCAGTCACCTTCAGATGCTACATAACCAGCTCTAAACATTGTTGTTTCAGCTTTATGTTCAGGTAACTCGTTAACTGATAATGTATGTTGATATTCTCCAAATACTGTACCGATAACCTTAGTCCAAGCTGGATCGTTCGCTTGCGTTGATAAACCAACTGAAGCTTTACCTTCACCGTGTCTGACCCAAGTCGTACCGCTGAAGTGGCTGTTTGGATTAAAGTTCACAGCGAACTCAATGATTACACCAACAGGGTAAATTCGATCAATGATCGCACCAGCAAAGGTTTCGAGCGTAGAGATGCGCTGAGATAGTTGATTATCAGCTGTGGCTCTCGTAGTTGCCTCGTTATCAATTTTCTGTTGCGTAGCAGCAGCCAAAGCCACCACATCATCTTCAGTCGATAACAACTGAAAAAGCTGATCGCGTTGACCAGAATTTAATGTACGGCCATTCTTTTCAAGTAAAGCACACAGCTCTTCCTGAATGTGGTTGAGCCAGTCTGGTGTCAAGTATGTGGCATCTTGTCCAGAGATATCATTGTTGTCATGAAAACCTGTCTTACCAGCTCCATTGACGTTTGGACGTGCATTGATGCTATCAATTCGTTTCATTAGATCACCTCGATGTCATAGCGGATGTACGCTGGTAAATAGTTTTCGATAATGCAGTTGATGTCTGCATTAACTGGCGCTTTCAGCTTGAGTTTGACTTTGTAGCGAAGCACGTCTGTATTGACTGGAGAAGTACAAGGTGCTGTACATTGCATCGGCTTGTAGTTCACCAGTTCAAGCAAAGTAATGCCAAACTGCGCCAAAAGCTCTTTGACATACAAACGATTTAAGACGTTCTTCTTATCCATTACCCACTTGAGTGTCTGTATCCGCTCTTGCACGGTCTTCGTTGCGTTTACTGTGCATTTAAGTGGTAAACCATAATCACGCTCATACTCGGGCAATAACTCGACTGGAATATCCGTAATGACATTTAGCAAGCGCTTTGCATCCAGATCAGCTTGCGCAAATGCCAATGCATGCGCGTATATATCCTTTGCTAGTGTAGTTTTAGCAGAAGTGTCATATACACCAGTTGGCAACAATTGGCGTAAAACTAGGGCATATTGGTTTGCTGACTCTTGTAAATTCATCATGAGCCTCGTGTTACATTTAATGTGCCAAGTCTTAACCAACCTGTATGAAAGACATTGAGTGTCGGATCGACGTTATGGCTTGGGGTTAATACTAGGTCTGTAACACCAGATAAACTCAAGATACGGCCAAACAATTGACTATATGAATACTCAGCAACAGGCTTTAATTCAGCCATGTAGTTTTTAATCGTTGTCTTCACAGAATCTAAATCAACATTACCAGTGACCACTGCGGATATGTCAATAAACTCTTTGTCCAGTACATAAGCAACTGAATCAAAATAATGATCAGATACGTCATCTAAAATTTTTTGTACTTCAATAATTTGATTTGTGGTGGGCAACATTGGTGGATTGCCCTTTATTGTAAAAGCAATATCAACAGAGCCAAGACCACGCCGCTTTTTATAGATATAAACATCCTTCACATAAGAACGCTTTTTAATAGCTTCTTCCAAGTCTGCTGAACGATCACGAAAATAACCCAAGCGTTTACGCTCAAGCATTCTTGTGCGCCAATCCTCTAGTTCTTCACCATCCACACCACCATTAATAGTGACTTCAGTTGCAACACCGCTAAGACCAGCTTGTGGACTCACCCATAATAATGAGCCTGAAAAGTTCCAGCTTGCACCAATCTGCTCAGCCACAACTTCGATTGTTTTTGGTGTATTGGCTGATAACTCTGTTGTTGCTACGACAAGCCAGAAATGACCTTTACCATCAGTCAACTTGCTGCCAGCTTGAATGGTTAAGGTGATATTAGATGAAGCTGTTATTTGTCCTGAAGCTTGCGAACCGCCCAAACGAGGCACACCCAACACTTCAGCATGAATATAAAGGTAAGGCTCGTCTGCTGTTTCAACAAAAAGCTGCTTCTGTATATAGATTTGATGATGATACAAGCCTTCAACCACTGAGGCTTCGCCATCAGCGCGAATCGCGGCATCAGAGTCATCTGGTGCTGTGATACCCGTTGAATTTCGGATTTCTTGGATGATCAGATTACGAATCTGTTCAAAGTCTTTAATTGGATAAGCCATATCAACCACCTACAGCCACAAAATAAGGAATTGTCTGCTTTTCACCAGTTAATCGTATAATTTCAATATTTAAATCGACTCGACTTTTAACTGTTTGAGTTGCCGAGACTATAAGTGATTGTAGGCGCTCAGGGACTAAGTCTTCTAAGGCTTCTTCAGCATACTGTCGTACTGTTTGCAGCATACGAGGCACATCTTTAGAGCGACGCAGAGTAAAAAAACGACTACCTTTATTTGGATTTGCCCAATAACGACGACGACGCATATTCAAGCGAAAATAAACGGATTGAATGACATCATCACCAAATGCATCATTGAGACTACTCAGGACATAGTCTTTTGTTTCTAAATTAATATTGCCCATGTTCATCACTCCATTGGTTCAGATGGCGGTGGACTGCTGCCATGTGTATGTGGGTTATATGCATCACGCATTGCTTGCATTGAGCTTGTTTTGTCTGTGATCTCAGCTTTTGATTTAATGTCCTTCTCAACAGTCAAACCGCCTCCAACGATTTCAACGTTGCCAACCATTTTTATGCCGTTTTCATGTAGCAAGACTTGATGGCCAAACTGGTCATAGACACAAGTTTCGCCTTCAGCCACGTTGACAAGCACTGCACCTCCAGTGGTTGCGATAACGACTGATTTAGCGGTTTTTCCCTGAAGCGGAATCACAACAACTTTTGCATCTTCTGGGATGTATGAGCTGAAGCCGACTTGTTGAATGAGTTCAACTTCATTGAGTGTTTCATCAGTTAAGCCTTTGACTTGCAGTAACTTAGAACTGCCACGTGCAATAATTCCCAAGATTGGGAAGCGCAATTGACCAAGAGCTTTTCTAATCGAGGCAGCGGTGATCATTGCTGTTCTCCCTGAGTTGTTGCCTTGGATTTCTTGCTGCGTCTTTTTTTGGGTTGTTGTTCTTTATAGATCAGTGGTTGCGCCCAATCGCCTTGGCGTTTGAGGTTTAAGCGCGTGGTTTTCCCTTCAGCACGTGACAGCTTCAAAGTACGGCCATGAACCGCCCACTTTGCTGTGGCACGACTTAATGCATTAGTCTCAAGATTCACATACCAGCCAGCACGCCAAACCTTGCCATCGATAACCCAATCATTCACAGTTGCAGTGAGGCTATAGGCTTCCAGATCGTTATCTTTTTTGATTTTTAGAAGTGCGGCTTCAGCTTCAGCTTGTGTTTCAACATCACCCAAAGTAATGATTTTGAGTCGATTAAATTTGTACTGAGTTTGCGCTGTGGTTTGTGCTAGTAGGCTTTGCGCATCGGAGTCTTGGCTCAATATCTTTAGATCAGTAAAAACATTAGACACATCATTGTCATACTGAAGACTAAGCACGTTATTTTCGTTATTAAGTGGCTTAATCAAGCGCAATGACTCTTGCACCTGATAGGGGTTTGCAAACGGATCACCAATGCTGAGCGTACCATCTGGCTCAAACCAAACATGCTGGCCAGTGACCTGAGCTGCTTTAATAATCGCATCCCAAAGCGCCTCGCTTGGCTCGACAGATACTTTATTCTTCAGCCAGCTATTATTTTGGATACGCACATCATGAATGATTGATCCAAAGTCACCAGCCAATACATATTGCTTTAATAACTCTTCTAAAGTGACTTGACGACCATTGAAAATAGGGACTGAACAATCAATCAATTGACCAGCTAAATCGCGGCCAGAAATTTCAAGACCATAACCATCACGATTGACCGCTTCAGAAATACGGTCAGCAATACCTGTTAAAACAACCTCATCACCATAAAAGAGCTGGACTTTTGCAGCACCTTGTACGCTGTCAGGCAATGCCTGACCGCCTTGGCGAAATAAAGTTAAATTCCAGCTATCGGCTGGAGTATCGATCTGACTGTCACAACTGACATTGTCCCAAGTATTGATTTCAATATCACCAATCACCAGCCGAATCGCTTTGCCTGAATTATCTTGCATAGACTGTCAACTCCATGCCGATCTGAAGTACTGCTGGATTAATCAAATCAGGATTTAAACGACGGATTTCTTCAGCACGATCCATGTCGCCATAGAGCGAATGAGCCAAATAATGCAAGGTGCAAGGCACTAAAATTGTGGTCTTGGTAATCGGTGGACGTACTTCAATCAGTTCTTGAATCTGCAAGTGAATCTGGTCAGCAACATCCCTAAAAACCTCAATTTGATGCACGGCTTCAAAGCCAAGCCCCAAACCTGTATTTGTTGATTCAGCAGCCTGTTTACGCTCAGTCTTAATGGCTTGTTGAATCTTAATGCGGCTTTGTTGGCGGATAATCGCAAGGTCAACTGGTGTAAAGCTGACTTGCTTATTTTCAGACATTTCCTTGCGTACTGAAGCTACAACTTGTTGAGTGATCGCAACCGTACTGGCAATTTGAGTTGCTCGCCATGTTTGCTTGAGTTCTGGCAAATCATCATCATTTTGAAAAAGCATTTCAAAACGCTGTACACGCTTAAACAGATCTCGCCATTTTGAAATCGCTGAAATATTGGTATTAAAGGTCGCCAAACGTGTGACATCATCAACAAGACCAACAATTGCATCGACAGGCGATAATGCTGACTCAATAGTATTTTTCACCATGCCAAGGTACTGACGTGCTGTATCTACACCATTTTGAATATTGTTGACGACATTAAAAAACTTGTTTGGGTCAGCTTTTTCTAGCTTTTCAAGTGCGGCTTCCAAAGCAGACGCTGGAGTATCTGAAATTGCACCAGTATCGATGGAGGTAGGTGTAGAAACGGGAATAAATAAAGGACGTTCTTTGTCTTCAGCTTGAATAAAATCAATCGAGATTTTGCAGCTATCAACGTCTTCAGCGCCATGCACAATATTGTAATTCTCAGCATGGACTTGCATCACACCATGAATCGGATGAATCAGTTCACCTGATCCAGTTGCTACGAGTGCTGCCCAAAGTGCATCCATCTCTGTTTTATAGTTTTCACCAGCAAAAACCGCCTCAATATTGATTTTAAGAGGATTGTTGCCCATGTCTTCGACTGAAGCTTTATTTGAATATGGTGCTTGCTTGATCGCTAGTGATTTAGAGCCAGCTTCATTGGTAGTCGTACATTCAAAATGTACACCACGAAAACACGCATCTTGCAGATCATCTTTCCAGCCCATAACAATAAACCTCACTTTTGTGAGGTTTATTGTGCAAAAACAGACTGCTTTATATTAGGCGGAAAGGCTTCCATTTATTTTTGACCGTAGGTGAGTAAATCTACACCATGTCGTTTTTGCTCAGTCTGAGCATGTTGTGAAATTTGTTCCATCAAACCACCGCCACCCATGATCACAGGTTTGTTTTGCTGGGTGACTGTAATCAACGTGCTCAATTTACTACTCAGGTCTTTACTCCATTGATTTTGTTCATCCATTTTTTTATTCTGCTCTTCTAAGGCCGCTTGCTGTTCTTTGCTTTTTTCCATTGCCATCTCGAAAAAGTCTGGGCGGTCTTCAGATGCACCAAAGAAACTTGCAATTTTTCCATAAAAGAAGTCATCCATTGGTTTAAAGGCTTCAAAACCTAAATAACCAGCGGCAGCGACTCCAGCAGTTTTTAATGCGTTGGATGCAACAGAACCACCATTAGGCGCAGGCGGTAATGGTGGTATATTACGTCCGTTCCGCATTGCTAAAGCAGCAATGCCACCAGCTGCACCTACAGCTGTTAAGCCTACAACAGCAGCGGATGCAGCAGCAGCGACATCAATATTTGATGCTGCATAATCTGCCAGACCTTGTTTAAGATCACCTAACCAACCAGAGATACCATTATAGTTTTCAACACGGGCATTAAATCGTGCAGTATCAAAAGAGCCATCTTTAGCATATTCCTGTGCTGATTGACGCTCATGTGACATTTGAATAGCACCTTCAGAATTATCAATCCCTTTTTCTACATATTCTTTAAATCCGCCTTTTTCCATATTCATGGTGATACCCATGAACGCCATCAAAGCTTGTTTATTATGGAAAATCTTACCGATTTCGGACTGTGCAGCAATTTGAGTAGCAGCTTGAACATTTTCTAAATACTCAGCATTATTGCCAGAAATCGCTGCTTTCTGCGCCTTGTCTCGATATTCCCGATACAAAGGACTCTTTTCCATTTGACGATTCATAAGTATTGCTGCTGCATCAACTTCACCGATACCTTTTTCACGCATATTGGCTGCGTAGGTTGTCCAGTCAAAACCTTTGCGCTTCTTACTTACGCCATAAGCTGCAATTGGATCACCATCGTCTACTTTGATGTGTTTAGCAAAAGACAACCCTAAGTGATATTGACTAAATGAACCAAGCAGATCTGATAAATTGACAGCTGCACCATCAGCTGTACCAGCGGTCTTTTTACTGAGCTGCATCATGACAAGTAAGTCTTTATAACCTTTCTCACCTATATATCCAGCTCCTTTACCTTGTGTGAGTAAGTCTGGCATATGCCGTGCCATGTCCCGCAATTCAAATGAACCGAGTTGACCAGCTTTCATTGCCTGATCATTGGCTCTGGTCAAATCAGTAAGCCCAAAATTACGTTGAGCAATAGTCATTGATGCTATGTGATCTGAATCTGCACCACTAGCGAAAGCAGTACGACTAACTAACATCAGGACATCTTTTAATTCTTTAAAGTCATAAACGTTGGAAGCAGTAAGGGTATTTAAAGCTGGCACCATTTGCTGAGGCACTGAACCACCACCAACAGTGGAGGTACGAACAAAACCCTCCATTTCTGCGACTTTGCTATTGAACTCACTAATCGGCATTTTTTCACCAGCGAGCACAGTATCTGTCGCCAATGAAATCTGCTTCATGTATTCGCGTGGGTCTTTTAGATAATTAGAACCAATCATTCCAGCTGCATAAGTACCGCCAGCAACAGCCGCAGCTGTCCCAAAGGCATTACCGCCAACACCTCTGGTTGCGTCCCGTTGAGCATTACCAGCTTGCTGTAACTGTTGACGCAGACGTTCAGCTTCACGTACTTGTTGACGTAATGAATTGATTTGTACTTGATAAGAGCGTTCTTGCTGTCTTAGCTGCTGGCTGATTAAGCTTGATGAGCGTTGTTGTTGCTGTAGCAACTGTGCAAGCAAACGATTGGTTTGCACCATGCTTTGACCAGTGCGCAACTGTTGTTGCCCATAGCGTCCGCCTTGCTGGACAGAAGCATTGATGCTGTTTTGGGTGCGTAAAATTTGATTAAGATTATTCTTTTGCTGCTGTTGACCTTGATTGATATTCAAGTTCAGACGTTGCATCTGTTGCTGAGCTTGTTGACCAACAATCTGCAACCGCAGTTGAACTGTACTTGTTGTCATTGGCACACTCGCTTAGTTGAAACATATGTTTTTGAGGTGGGTGGTGATGCTGCATGAGTTTGCTGTGGCCGCTCATGTTCGAGTCTAGCTTTTACTTTCTGCAAAGCATTCATTTTCTCTGACAAAAATGCCAATGCGTATTGCATTGGCATTTGTTCCGCAGTCTCTAAATCAATGCCTGCATTATGTAATATTGCAATCAGCTGGATTGGCTCTCTAAACTCTCGGCATTGAGCTTTGCTTGAAGTTGATAATCTAAATCTTCAAGTTTCTTAAAATTGGCTGAAGACATATCACGCAACATTTCATAAGTCACAGCATGTTGATTGCCTTTGTCATCCAGCAATTTTGCTTTAGCAACAAACTCAGCGATGGCAATAAATTCATTTTCTTTCGCTTGCTTACGTGCTTCAAAAAGCTCACCAGTAGTTACATCTGTCAATTCAACGCTTTTACATTTCACCGCCTTATTTGCAACTAAGACTGTCATCGCCACAGGGAGCAAACCACTAACACTTAATCTCATTTTATTTCACCTTAAAAAGTTTCGTTTAAATAGTCCATTGCAAATATGGTGAGATCACGCAGGGTTTCACCATCAACCGCATAGGCTTCTGATACCGTCATAACATTGCAATCGATGTATGTTTCACGGAATCCACCCGTTGGTGACTCAATCGAAATCCGTGCATCTTCAACATCCAACCAACTCACGGTGTCTTTGCCATCAGGAATTACAACAGAACAAGTAATGTCATAAACGCTAATACCTCTTGATTTGAATTTCGCTTTAAGTTTGCGATTCATAGTCAAGATACGTTTTATGCCTTTTGTTTTTGTGGGGTTAAACCGTGCACAGTCATATTCAAGACCATCGACACTCATCACAATCGTGCTTACTGCTTCTTCAGCCATTTCATAGACCTCAATAAATCATAAGGCTATTGTGCAAAAGACAATTTTTATTTATTAGGCGGAAAGACTTCCATAAATATTAAAGGCCGCTATTTGCGGCCTTTAATTTAGTGATTAAGTGTTAGTACACATCTAGCGTTCCAGCAATAACATGCATACCGCGTACCCAATTTGCAGGGATTTTTGCATTGGCACGGTAGCGATCATTCGCATCTTCAGTGACAAGCAATTGAGAAGCGCTTTCACGAACGTTCTGCAAAATCTCGGCATCATCAAGCTGTACCAAGCGCTTCAAAATAATTGAACGCACATTTCGACGCTGTGGTGCAGTGTTTTTGCGGCGACGTTCTTTTGCAAGATCTGAGCGAACAACTTTACGGGTGTAATCAATGACCAATGCGCCATTAATGTCAAGCATTAAGTCATCATCTGCGCCTGAGTCTGGATTGACACGGTAGCTCGATACAGCTCGCACGATTTCAGGAAAACCATCCGCACCCGTGTCGATCATGCAGACACCGCGATTTAATGCCAGTTCAATACGTTCAAATTTAAGCTTGTACTGGTCAGCCACTGGCGTGATGCCACCAAGATTGACACCGTTAAACGGCAATGCTGGATCATTAGAATCCGCTAAGGCCGCAGCCATTGCGCCAGAAAGTTCAGCTTCTTGACCAGTTGCACCGTGATAGCAAACACATAAAACGCGATAAGAGCTTTTCACTGGCGCTTGCGCTGCAAACGCTTCAGCCGCTTCAATATCAGAAAAAGGCACAATTAAAATTGCTGGTTTGTGATTGATGGCATCACTCACTGAATTTAAGTGCGTGATCCAAGCCAAGGTATCAGCACCAGCAGCTGGAGGCGCTGACACTGCGATGATTGTATGTCCCAATGGGGCGATTGTGTCTAGAGTTGTTTTAAGCGTCATATTGATATCCTAAGCATTTGCTTCTATAAAAACCATGATTGGGTCATCTTCTTTTTTGCAGACCACTTGATATTCGTATTGCCCATCTGTAATGAAGCAGATTTTTTGAATACGATCTCCAGTTGCTTCTTCTCTGCAAGATACAATTTCAAAATCTTCATAATTCATAAGACATTACCTTTAATAAGATAAGATATCGTCATAGCTGATCCAGTCTGGTTAGCTATATAAATTTTTCCATCCGTGTGAGTTGAGACAATGAGATTTCCAGCAGGGCCATTTGTTCCATCCATCACTCCAGTTGTTACCGCGAAATTTGCATGTCCGCTAATTTTTGAAGTGTTTGGACTTGTTCCAGCTCTAAACTCGGCTTTACCTTTCACACCTGCATTTGCAGCATTAAAGATTTCGATCTCACCAAAAACATAAGCGAGAGAAGTACTTTTAGATAATGTAATCACACCGCCATTTGATAGCGCTGTGTAACCTGTATGAATCGCGCCATTTAATTGAGCTGACGGTGTCGTGCCAAACCCAGTGACAATTCCTCCATTCGATGTAACGACATTGTTCGGGCCATAATTTCCTTCAGCATAACCACCAACACCAATCACCTGAGCAAGATGCTGCGAACTCACACCTGATTGACCATTTTTACTTGTATAAAAGTTTCTCGAAGCAACTCGTGCACCGTCTAGTGCCAAAAGTCCCGTGCTTGGGTTTCCTGTTGATGTCCCTGCAAACAATGCGACTTGTGAGTTGTTTGCAACTGTGCCAGATCGACCAGTTAATGCGCCTGAGCCAGAACCTGTTGTCCAGCATTGTCCTGCTTCAACTACAGATGCAGTAAATGACATGCCATGATTTTTATTACATCCAGCCAATAATCTCGTATAACGTCCTGATCCACCATTTTGCGTATTAACTCCATTGCCGCCATTACACAGAGAGAAGCCATCCACAAACTGACCACCACTAATATTGACAGCCATAATTCCATGACTGCCATTACCATAAATGAACCCTGAATCAGAGTAATAATTGCCTCCAGCATCTGAACGTAATGCTTGAGATTTAGAACCAATTAGACGACAAGTTGATAATCTGACATAGCCTCCAGCAATGAATACACCCATTCCGCCTGCGCCAGCGACAACTGAGCCTCGTAGATACCCTGAACCACCATCGCCAAGATGCACAGAATGCGAATTTGAACCCACGAAGTGGGCGGACGGGGAATGAATATGTGATTTATTAAACCCCCACACGGAGAAATTAAATCCGCATACTGCAACATTTGCTCCCAAGATGATATTTGAGTTTTTCGCATCATAGGCAGCACCTTCACCCTTAAGTAAAATTCCAGTGCCAGACACTGTCCCATCCAGCACAATATTATTAATAAACTGTACTTGTCCGCCTTGTTCTCCAGCAAAGCCATGTCCACCATATTGGTTTTGCTTCAATACAGTTTTCATAACTTTAACGTCTGCACCTTTCCAACCTTTGACCGTTGGTGCAAAGCCTGCAAATTTATTTGCGACTGTATTCGTTTCAGGGTGATAACCATTCCAGCACTTGAGTTTAACAGTGACGTTATTTCCTGATTTTGCGGTTACTTTCCAAGTTCCCTCATGAGCAATGAGTCCAGCTTTAATGACGGAATAATCCGTCAAAGCAATATTATGCATGCTCAGATTGATCGTTAATTGAGTGTCACTTTCAACTGATTTGACTTGAACCATAGAACCATCGACTAAAATAATGTCTCCATCATTTACAATCGCTGTAAAATTTGTATCAACGCCAGTTACATTAGACCCTGCGACACTAATTTTCCCTTGATTAGGTTTAGTTACATACCACCACTGGTAACGGATCGAATCAGTATCAAACTCATCTTCAGCGCTTCCAGAATCAAATGCAGTTGCTACGGTAATTGTGCGTAATGCATCGTCGAATGCTGTGATTTTTCGAGTTTGGCCTTTAAAGTGAATTAGGTCGCCAACATCTAGCCAGTTGCTTGGAAATCCATTCGGGCCAACAGAACTAAGCGTGATTTTATTTCCGCTGGTGGACGCTGTACCCATTTTGTTCATGCCAATATTCAACTCGCCCAACATAGTTTTACGGATTGGACTTGACTCAAACCATGCCGATCCACAAGCGACTTTATCCAACTTTATATAATCGTTTAGTTGGATATTTGAAGCATCTGCAAACTCATACGTTACATCCCAAAGGCCATCACCACCTGAAGCGCTGACTACAGAGTTAATGGTTGCAGCAATTGGTTCAGTTCCAACAATTTTTAAAAGTGCATGGTCTTTTGTGTACTTAGCGATGTAATTCGAGTTGAACTCGACAACCATTGGAGGAAGTGTAATTGTCGTTGGAGCACACACAATTAAATTTTCAAGTTTGCTTAGAACACGTCTGGCTTGATCTGTAGTCGTTAAATTGACTAAAACGTTTTCACGAATCTCGATTAATTTATCTGTAGAAAGTGCATTGTAGAGCTGCTCGGCGGTATCAATACCAGCAAAGTCTTTAAGCGTAGCAAATTCTAAATTTTTCTCACGTTGAGATCTGTGGTTAACTGTTGATACAAGTAAATCAGTCCAGCCTTGACCATCTGCAACAATATCAAGTAACTCTTCAATAAATTGATAAATTGCATCAAAACTTAAACCTTCGACCACTTTCTCAACATATTTCTTCATGCTTTCTGTAAGAATGAATAAGTCAGGAAGCTTGAAGAAGTTACGTCCATCGTAGTGATATTGACCATTAATGTCGTTTTTTTCAGCATCGTTGGATGGGTCGTCTACAACAGCAGTGATGCTATCGGCAGGGATATTAGCAGCGTCTTCCATCATTAAAGCTTTGGTACGATAAGCCTTATAAACACCATTGTTTCGCATTAAATACATCGAATATTCAATACGTTCAATACGTTCATTTTGCTCGTCAGATTTATTATCTACATGCTCAGTCAGCTCATTGAGTGCCCCAGCACCAGCAAAATCACTCACTGAAGACAGTGCAGCAGAACCCAAATCTTTAATAAAAGCTTCAAAAATTTTTGATCTTTTAATTTTACGGGTCATGCCTCCTTGGACGACAGGCATAACATCATTTGCACCAAAGCTTGCCGTCTCATTCAGTTCACTGATTTTAATGCCAATATCCACATCGATAACATCCGTCATACATTAACCCTCAGTATTCAGATTTTCGTCATCTTCAGTATTTAAACCTTGGCCTGATTCAGTAGTGATCAGCTGTGGAGGTACTGATTGATTCAATGAATAACCCTGCACATCAACAAAACGATTGGTTTTGATAGCAGCAGTGATCATGCGTCCAGCTTGACTGTTTTCACCATAATGCGTGTCTGCCTGCGCTTTGTCATAGAGGTTGACTGGCATGTCTTCAGTTGCATTAGGGTCAGTTGTAATAAACAACACGCGATGATCGTTGGGGGGTAAACCCAAACGGACGGTATTGATATTTACTTCCAGATAATTCCCTGGCGTCTTGATTTGAGGAATAGTCATTAAGTATTTTCCTTTAATTCAATTAAATCAGACTCATCCTTAAAGCCGTCATCAGGCTCAAAGTGATAGTCGACATTAATTCTGATCAAATCAGCATCTATTTCTTCTTCTTCGCGCACGCGATCTGAAGCAGTAATGGTGAAATGAGTATGAAATTCTTGAGATAGAACGCTCATCGAATGACTTCGCGTTTTTGAGTTAAAAATGGTTTTAGTACGCCCAAGGCTGAGTGATGCAAGGCCAGTTACACCAACTGAAGACAGGTCATTTCCAATCAAGAGCTTTTGGATGTGCCACAACATGAGATATGTGCCAATGTCACGACCAGCGCCATGCCGCTGAGCTTCTTCATTCCTTAGTGAACGAGCACCGGCTAAAACCACAAAAGTGACTGGATACTTGGTCTTATCATTTGAGATTTTTTCAGGCGTACCAGAACCTTGAAAGGTCACCCAAATTGCTGGAAAAGTTTCAACCCAAGCAAGCGTCCCATCATCAAACTCACCACCATAGGTTTTGATTTCCCGAATCCAATCCCAGATTTTGTTTTTAACTTGTTGAGCTAAGACATCCTTGATGCCTTGTTCAACAATTGAAAGATTAAGGTCTACCATCCACGACCTCCAAAATCACGACGACCAACGCTAAAAATAACGTTATTCGATGAAGACTCAGTTGGAGCAGACTCGCCAGCTGGCGCACCACCTAAACCAATTTCACCTTTACTAATGGCTTTAAGTTTTTTGCAGCCATCTTCATAGCGAACCTTAATAGGATCGTTTTCAACAACTCCACGTGTACAAGCGTAGTAACGAGCCAAGTCACAACCAAGACTGATTAAAAATGGTGGAACAACTTGTAACGGCAGTTTATAGCGCCCCATAACAGATCCATCTATTTCACTGTTTGCTGCATTCATTGCCGCATTCAACTTGTCATAGTTGATTACGTCTTGATAAGGAGCCTCATTGTCAGTGAGCTGAATGATTTCACGCTCACCAAACTTGGCAATCATTGCCTCTGCCGTTACATACATGGTTTATGCCTCCGCGCCAGTCGATCCATAGACCGTTTGCCAGAAACCATAACCAGCTGCACCACGTGACTCGACACCAAAGTAGAAAACGCCTTCCATAAATACAGAAGGTGATTCCATGCTGGTTTGCTGAACGAATACTGGTTTTTTACGCACCTGATAAACAAATGGTTTCACTGGCTTGGTGGTGTCCAACAAGAACCATGCATTGTCATCAGTCAAACGAGCAGACACTTGAACCTTAGCTGTGCCTTTGTACGGGTTTGGCTTGCCATCTTCAAGACGATCTACAGTGACCAAAGCGTTAGCAATATCTTCAAGCGCAGCTGGCACTAATAGCGTTGTTGGAGTGATATTAAGTGGTCGACCTGATTCATCCTTAAATTTGCGCATTGCTGTACGAGCAGCACCAAATGAAGCTTGAGCTTTGGCTAAAGTTTCAATTGAAAGTTTTTTTGTGCCTTTGTTGCTGACGGTGGTTTTACCCACTTTATGACTGGTCGAAATCATGGCTTGGCCGTCATAGCATTTTGCAGAAAATGCTTTATTTACAGCTTCAAAAACCAATTCGTCAGGGTGTTGCTTAGCCGACCATGCAGCCGATTCTGCTTGAGGCTTGTAGATGCCAAGTTGATCATCTTCAATATCGTTTCGACGCACTTCAATCGTTGCGGAGAAATCTTTGTTGCGGATGACATAGTCATATTCTGCAAGCTTAGTAATGTGTTTTTTGCCGATCCATTCTTTCATCTGTGGAAAGTTTTCTAACCAGCGATAATCAACATAAGCACCATTACTAGGCACTACCATTGCAATAGCTGGATATTCAACAACGACATCATTTAGTGCATTGTTATAAACTGTCTTCAGGTTTAAAAAGATTGCGTTAAGTGCTGCACCGTTTACGTTCATTCTACCCATACTCCATTTTCATCAATACCAACGACACGACCAGCTGGAGACAACGTTCCACCAGCATCCGTTTCAGCAACTGTTTGCCCATCTTGTAAAAAGCAAGGCTTACCAAAGGAAGCTTGCGTTACAGGGTCAGATGTACTGTTAGCAAACTGGAAAGCACAATCATTACGCACCAACACATACACATCGCCATTTGAACCAGCAGTGTTGTCGACGCTGTCTTCATAACGACCTAAATAAGTCAGATCAGCATTGACAGTGACTGGCACGGCATAACCCGTAGCATCTACAGCAGCGGCAAAGCCAGCTACAATGACGGCACCAGCTTTGACTGGTACACCAAACAAACCCTTTTCACGGAACGGGGTTTGACGTTCTTCCTGATTTAAAATGCTGCTCATTATGTTGTAGCTCCTAAATCAATCCCCATTTGTGCTGCAACGGCTAAAGCTTCAGGGGAATGTGCTTGACCACCACCTTGTTGGTTATTGCCAGCGAGGTTCACAGTTGTTGTTTGTTTTTGATTCAAAGCTGCAATTTTTGGCAGGCTTTCAATATGTTTTTTAATAAACTCAGGATTGGTCTTTGCCTGATCTTTTGCCCAATTAATGGTTGCATCACCCGTCAAACGACCATCCGAACAAGCGGCAACAATGAGGTCGTCTAATTCTTTGCTGGCAGCATTCGCAGCTACAGCTGTCGCGCTGGCAATTGCTTCTTGATAAACCGCAATCGGTACATATTGAGTCAGATCAGGTGCTTGGCTATTGGCGGCAGTCTTTACTTCAATTGCTTTTCCAAAAGCATCAGTAAAAGTTTGACCAGCTGACAGAGTTGTTCCATAAGCACCATCAATCTGTGCAAATGCACTATTGGCGGCAGTAAAAATCTCTTCTTCTGTGGCTGTTTCAGGCAGCCCTAGACGCTTACGCATGAGTTCTAAAAACTCTTTCATTGTTGAGTCCTCGTTGGAGTGTTGAGACAAAAAGTCCTGAGCCGCAGCAGCAAGACGTGCTTCGGGCAAGGTGTCTAAATTCGGAGTATTGGTTAAGGCGAAGCTATGAAGTCCGAGGACTTCACCAGCTTGGTTGTAGAAGAAAACAGGCGAAGTGTATTTATATTCCTTAGCCTCGATATATCCCTTGGCTTTTTCAGTCCATTCAAATTGAGTGCTACATAGTCCAACTCCATCTACATATTGGAATCCAGCAGGCTTGAGCCAACCAGACGCTGGTGCAGGATCACCAGACTCTTGAGCTTTTAAAGTCGCGTGTTCATAGTCCACCACTAGATCGATAGAACGCTGATTTAATGCAGCAGCAATTTGACGACCACGTTCTGGAGTAAGTTCCCAGTGTGGGGCATCGGTAGGACGACCATCGATACCACGAAAGATTCCTTCAGGAATCAAAACGAGGTAAGTCGATGTCGCATCAATGGCGAATGAGCACGCGGCTACTAATAAGGTCTTTTTCATGCTGGCAGCATCGCACTGCCAGTTTCTTTTTATTAGGCGGAAAGGCTTCCGTTTATTTTTTAGGGATTAAAAATCTTTTGCCAATAATGATCTACATCAAAGAAAATCTCTTGTTCAGCTTCAGTTTGCAAATTTCCTTCAGTATCCATCGGCATAAACATCCTTGGCTCAATATCGCCGAATGGAATTGGTGCACCACGCTTTGTTCTTCCTGAAGCGCCTTTTTTAATACCGAAATGCATGGCAGCGGCATAAGGCATATTGTTGCTAATGATGGCTTCATCTTTGGTATGGCTGGTTACAACTCTTGATCGAAGATCACCAGAACGATGCAAGATACCACCGTAGCTGTAACCTTTATATTCATAAATTTTAATTGTTGACGGTTTGCGGCCAGCCCACTTGGGGCGACCTTGTTGTTCAAAGTTTTCATCAACAACCGTTCCCAATGATGCAGCAATTGCAGCCGCCAAAGGACTCGCATTAGTCAAACGACGACCTACTTGCAGCAAGCGATCCGCCAACATCTCATCATTGATTTTGATAGCAGTCATTCATTACCTCGGATCAATTCAAAGTTTGTCATCAGTGACTTGCTTGATACTTTTGCAATGTCGGTCACTTCCATAACGCCATCTTTGGATTGTACTGATACTCGAATTACTTTCTGTCCAGCGTCATCCAAAACGGGTACAACGAACGCCATCTGACGTTTTTTACTATCCCATAAGACTTTTTGAATCTGCTGAAGTAGCTTTGGTAATGCCAGCCATTCTTCAGTGCTTAGTGCATTTGTAGTTTGACCAACTAACAAGCGATCCGAAACCGTCATAATTGGACTTTCAACTGCAATATTTTTTGCAGTCAGAGTTTTAATATCATCCATGCCAACAACACCAACCGTGCTGGTCATATTTTGGGGTTTGGCAAAGTTTAAACTGTTTTTGACAAAAGCCTCATGCGCCTTAATTCGTGGCGGACTCAATAAAATCTGTTGAACTTGCTGAATTGCTAACTGTGCCCCCACGAGATCAGCCGCACGTTTAGTCAATTCTGTATCAAGTAAATAGCTCGACGCTGGATGACTGTTAAAGCCAGCTGCTGGAGAGAAGTAAGTCACTTGACCATCATTTTGACGAACACGAATGCGTGTCCGGAGAGCCACCGCATCCTGACCTGTAAAACTACTTTTACCAATCACGACTTGGAGCTGTTCAATATCTTCAGGCAAAGTTTCGACTTGCCGTAAACCTAAACGCTCAACGTCACTTACGCGACGGCCACGTACTGTACATTTACAACCAAACTCTGTTGGTGGGTAGGCATAGAGCCAAAACGGATCATCGTAATAACGTGTCTCACCATTTCGTGCTAAGTGTGCTTTGCGTGGGTTTGTAATCGAAATATGCACCCATTCCCAAAGAGGACGAGTGTCAATTGATGCCATCAATCCTTTATAACGTCCAGCCGCCAAGCTCTTATGCACGTTGGTATCAAAGATGGTTTTTAAACGTCGTGGACTACCAAGCTGCACTGTTTGCTCGATACCAGCTGGATTGATTACGGTCTGTTTTCCCCACCAGCCTTTTTCGCGTAGTGTGGGAATAATAGATGCTTTCCATTGCTCCAGACCTTGACCTTTTTCCAAGGCGGTAATCAATGAGCTTTTAATATCTTGAAGTAAATCCACCCGTGCAACTTTGGCAACGGTGAACGCTCGACTATGTGCATGATCAAGGGTTTCGTGCCAGTCCCAGCCAATCTTAAAACCTTTCGATTCCAAGTATGCAATCGCATCTTTAGGGGGGAGTTTAAACAGCGCATTCAGCTCTGGCCGTTGCGGTACTTTAGCCATTTTCAGCCTCTGCACTTAAACGCCCAAACACTTCAGCAGCAAAAAACAACTTCGTTAGTTTGCCTTGCAAGGCTGGTTCGTCATCACTCGGATATAACTCAGCTAAGACAGCCAACACATCTTCATCATTCTGACCTGCTTGGATTTTAGCAATCAGGTCTTGTGTCCAATCTTCAGCGGTTTTTTGCGCTTGCTTAGTTTGATCATTGAGCAGCAACTGAATTGCTTGTACATCCAGTGGCACTTGATTATTGGCTGCAATCAATCCATTCAACAATTGAGGCACATACATATTTGCAGCAAGGTTTGGTGTTGCTGGTGCAACTGGCACTGTATAGGCCAACACGTCTTCTTTATCATCCGCAGGCTCAGGAATACCAAGTTTTTTGTGTCCCCAAGCACGCGGGATCTTGAAGCCAATTTCAACCAACTTCGGCAAAGCTTCACTAAAGACTTCTATATCTTCAGTATCAGTGGTATCAAAATAAAATGATGGGTATCGATCTGGTGAAATGTTCGGATAATTCAGACGCATCAAACTGCAAACCAAACTATCTGTAATTGAGCGTGCAAGCTGCTTAGCATCCGACTTGACCAGCTTATCAAACTGTCCCTCATGGGTTTTACTTTGCGCATTGGTACTAGTTTTACCATCTGCTTGAGAGAGCAACGTACCACCGACAATAACTTTGGATTGGGTTTGTTCACACCATTTGACTAAATCAAAATGATTTTTTGTGTCCCCGTCAGTAGCGGCTTCAAAATCAATACTCATACCGTTGGGGATGATACCGCCAGCATTGCGCCCAATCGACATCACAGCACGAAGCAAAGTTAATTTTTCTTTTTCTGTTGCTCCAGATGGATATTTACCAATCTTGCTTGGTAAGCCATAAGACTCCAAAAATTCCAAGACATCACGAATACCATAGTTTTTAAATAAGAACGGCCATGTAAGAACACGGTGCAAACCAGCGCGAGGAATATAACCAGACTTGGCTTTGTGCCGATGGATAAACCAGCCAAAATCCCAGAAGTCTGCGCCATCGGGCGAACCATCATTGAGCTTGAGTATATTCGGCTGATTATATGGGGTCATAAAATTGCGAGGGTTTACATGCTCAAAACTTTTAGGCAACCACAAACTGCCAAGTTGATGCCACTCAATCTCTTGGCACGAATAGCCATGACCAACACCGTCCATTGCATCAAATAAGAACATCTCAAAATCAGCAATATCATCAATCCACTCCGCAACTTCTTCAGCATTTTTGCGCTCAGCTTCGCTGGCATTTTTGGGAGGGTTCACACCCCAAGGTAGACCATTGACACCTTTCTTGCGCTTATCCATTTCACTAAAGATGTGACCATCACGTTCTTCCATGTCACAGAACAAGTCTGCTTGAGCTTGAAGGTTGCCTTGTTCTGCATCAGTCATCAATTGATGCAAACGCCTTGGGGTTAAGCCTACAACTGGATGGTCTTGCCACTGATTGGTCAGCCAAGCGATTTCTGCGGTTTGGTTTGATTCAAGTGCGGTTCGGTCTTGAGTTTTGGATTGGGGTTTTTTCTTAGCCATAGTGCAAATACAATTTGAGGATTTTGCACCATTATTGTTTTTTGACTTATTTAAAATTAGGCGGAAAGACTTCCATTTATTTTTGATTTTTTAATTGCCACAGAATGGGCGATTTTAGCGATCTAAAAGCAAACACGGCTCATTGTTGCAGAATTGCCTTTAAATCGCTAAAAACGCATTTATAAACGTTTATAAATCTATAAATCCGCCCGACTAATAATTGGTGATGATGAGTTCCTGTTTTTCGCCGCGACTCGCTCCAACTTTACCGACGGAGTAATTAATTTTTGTGGTGCTGATATTCAGGTCTGCAAAAGCATCTCGAATATCAGGATGATCATTAATTGATAGCATGACTTTACTTTGACAAGTTTTCATCAGCTCAGCCATTTTCAAATAATGCTCCCATCCGAACTCTACACCATAACCTGCAAGCTTCCAGTAAGGCGGATCAGCGTACATAAAACTATGGGGTCTATCATACTTCTTCAAGCAATCATCCCAGCTTAGGTTCTCAACAGTGACACCTGAGAGCCTGTAATATGCATCGGTCAAGTGGTCTTCTATTCGCAGAAAGCTTGGTGCTTTCGCTGTTGTAGCAGTTCCAAAAGTTTGACCAGAGTTCTTTGCACCAAATGCGGTATGTTGCAAATAATAGAATCGTGCAGCTCGCTGAATATCAGTCATTAAATCAGTGCTGGCAGCTTTTAACCACTCAAACATCTGGCGGCTTATGATTGCCCATTTAAATTGCCGAATAAATTCTTCAAGATGGTGCTGTACGACACGGTATAAGTTCACCAGCTCACCATTTACATCATTAATGATTTCAAATTTTGATTGTTGTTCACGCATAAAAAATAATGCTGCACCGCCAGCGAACAACTCCACATAACATTGATGCTCTGGCATTTTTTCGATCAATTGCGACACCAGACGACGTTTACCACCCATCCAAGGAACGATTGGCTTGGTTTTCATGTTTTCACCCACTGCAAAAGCTTTTCATTTTCTGATAGCCTCGAATTACTCTGTACAGGGTAACGAGGCTAAGCCTGCGGTAGTCACTTACCAAAGGGGGCGGTTTCTTGTAGGGCAAGAGGCCGTCACCTCGTTTTTAATGATGACCTTTTAATACATTAGCTATTAGGGGGAAGGAGTTCCGATGAGCGAGTTAGTTAATACAACACTTCCAGAAATCACCAAACAAATAAGAGAAGGTGAATTTGAAACAATATTTGGCATCAATATTTGGAGTAGATATGACGATGATACTGAGCTTTATCAAATGCTCCAATTTTGCAAATATGTTAATAAAATCGGACTGACAGAATGGGTGGATGAAACTTTCTATGATTCTAAGGCCAGTCTTTGTTTTATAAAATTAATTGAAATTGATGAAGATTCAAATTGTAGCTATGAGATTGATGCAATTAGGACTATGGCGGCACTCACAATCGAACAATTTGAATTGGAAGGTATCATTGGACATCGAAATCCCTACTTAAGCAGTGCAATCAAATTCCAACTTTAGTTATATACAACCAGCTTCACTAAACCAGCCATCATAATCATCACTATTCATTTCCAACTCTTCACGAGTTGGAAGTCCTATAAACTCAATAGGACTTGATAGGTGTAGACTAGCAAACCATCCAAGAATCATTGCAACTGCACCATCGCCATGACGGTATAAATCTGGGTCTTTTAAATCTTTTTTCCGTGCTTTAGATACCATGTGAATACCATCAACTTCCTCAATCGCTGAGCAGTCATTTTTGAGATTGTCATCACGTGGCAGATCAATCATATCCTCTTCAAATGCGGTCACAAGCTTTGGAGTCCACAGGCTGTACCAGTTACGACTCAATTTAATTTGATGAACCATGTGCTCACCAAACTTCTCAGCTGTATCTTCAGCCAGCGTTTCACCCGTACCAGTTGCATCCATTGCAATGCCACCAAATCGAGGTAATCGCTCCAACATATACCAAAGGATTTTTTTCTGCATACGTGCTGGCACGTTATGCATCTCGATGGCAAACGGTGCGATCCGACGTAAATCTGGTGCAATATAGAATGGCAGAATAAAACTAAAGTCCCGATGCCGTGCATAGTCTTGACCAGCACAATGCTGGCGACGCTTATCCAGTTTTTGCAATTCAGGCTCTAAGTTCTGCTGAATCCATTCATCAATATATGCGTCACGTTCCTCGCTAGTCTTTTCAGTGAAGTCATCTCCAAGCGTTAATCGCAAGACAGTGCGCACTTCTGGCATTGCACGTTCAACCCAAATACTTGGCAGACACACAGATGATCCATCGCGTGGAATGGCATCAAGTTCCTCACGCATTGCAGCCTTGCGGCTCCCATATGCACGACGAATTTTTTTGTACCATTTCTCTTTACCTTCAGCAGTTGCTTTTTTTCCCTGCATAAAGCAGACACGCTCATAAAGACCATTAGCAACAGCATCGTCAAAAGTGACTACAAGGGACTGAGCATCCTCACCATAGACACCATTCTCAATATCATTCACCAATTGGTTGAATGCATTGTTTTTGCCGTTGTGTGAACTAATGATGGCAATACGACCACCCCAAATCAGCAAAGCCGTAGCCGCTTCGATTACCCCTTGGACATTAGGATGGAAGGCAGCCTCATCAATGACGACTTTACCTTGCAGACCACGAATGTTTTCAGGTCGACTGGAGAGAGCCACAATCTGGAAACCGCTTGAATATCGAATACGGAAAGCCGTGATCTGCCGTGTATCACCTTTGTCATTTTGATCTTCAAAAAGAAATTCTTCAATTTGTGAAATGCCTTGACCTTGGGCTTCAGCAATTACACGCGAGAACTTGGCGCAATAACCAATAAATTCAAGACCTTTTTCTTTGGTATCACCAATATAATAAACACTCATTCCGCCAGCTTCTTTGCTGGCAGCAGCAAGTAGTACATCATCAAAACTTTCGGCAAATGTGATGCCAGTACGTCGACCTTTCGGACAAACTTTAATATCCGACTTAATCCGTAGCCATTCGACTTGATGCTTCATCAGAACACCAGCATCGAATGGATTTAGATTATTCGGGATATTACGTGCGCTTTCAGGAAGTTCATCCCAATCAACCACACGAACAGTATCTTGCCGAGGTTTTAATGCTGTCATTATTTAATACCTAATACTTTTTCACGCCAGAACTGAATTTGCTCAGCACCCATACCTTGTGAGACGGCAGCTTTCTGTAGGTTTTCATCTTGTTCTCGAAGCAATTCTTCACGCGCTTGGCGACGAATCTCATCACGGTTTTCCATTGCCTTTGACTTGGTCATGATGGCTGCACGGGCAGCACGTGCCAAAGCACCGACATCATCAATGCCCATCTGCGGCTTGAGTGGATCATCACCGGTATTGGTCAACTCATCCATTGCACGTTTAGTGACTACAGCTTGAACAGCCTGAGCCAACAACATGCCGCCCTTGTCATCGGGGTCTTCGCCAAATTCTTTGACCAAAACTTCAGACATTGCAGCGATCTGCCTAAACTCTTTAGCTTCAGCGATATAGTTCTGCTTTTCACGACCTAAAGCGGATCGACTGGGAATACAGTCCGATGGAAACTCAGCACGAATTTCGTCCAGCATTTCATTCAGTGTTAGCTTGTCTTCCTCAAGCATCTTGTAAATGAATTGACGTTGTTCATCGGTAAGATTACGCATAAATGATTTGCTCATGCTTCACCCAATTATGCCGATGGGCGCTTTACGCCATGAGTAACAACAAGACCTTTAGCAACATCAGCGCCTCGTTCTGTGAGCTTTACAACAAGCACTGTGTCCAAGTTTTCTTCAATGACCAACAAGCCTTGCTCAGTCAACCAATGCAATTCGGTACGCAACTGATCACGGCTGAAGCTATGTCCATAACGAGTGACAAAGGCATGCAGCACTGATGAGTTTGAGCGATACGTGGGTAATTCTGATAATGAGCGCAACACAACGAGGCGCATGTCTTCTTTTAAATGATCTGCAAAGCTCATATTTATTAATCCTTGTGGTGCAGCAGATAATCATTAACGCGATCCACTGCCTTGGCTAAAGGGGCTATCACGTCTTTTAACCCCGCTACTGATTCTTTAAGGGCTTTCATATCACCAGCCATATCACTAATCACTTGATGATCAGGCATGTTGCTGACACGCTCTTCTAATCGACTTAATCGCTCTTTTGTTTCTTGCAACTCTTTATCTTTTGCGGCCTGTCGATTTGAAATAAAAACATAGACCGCGAGTCCAAAGTTAAAAAGAAAGCTGATCAAAGTAATACCAATAACGATATAGCTGGGCTGCATTATTTCCCTCGGCTTTGATTGATAAAGCGACCAATAAAGCCAAGTATGGCAATGGCTGCCGTGACTTTTCCTTGTGATGCTTCAGGGATTAATGCAAGTACTTCTGGTGGAACACCTGAAATTGACACATATGCAATCGCTGCAAATGCCCAAGTGGATAACCACTTCCAGAACGTATGAGAATTTTTAACCAATAATCCTGTGTGCTTTACTTCTTCCAAAGTGCCAACCACATACTCAGGGACTATTGATGCTTCAGCTTTGAGTTCTTCAACTCGTTTTTGATGACGCTTGGCTTGATCTAAAAGCTGTTGTTTTAACTCAGCAATAGTTTCAGGATTATCTACTTTTTCTTGATCCACTGTTTCGGTAACAACAGCAGAAGTACCAACATTTTTCGGCGATGGCACTAGGTTACGAGGTCGTTTAAATTGAGTTTTTTTCATCGCATATCATCCGCAGCATAACGTAGGTTGCCAGAAACACGACTCATCCAACCTTTACCAAATGTGTTAAAGGTTTTGATGCGTGTATAGAATTGAATGCGCTCAGCATTGAAAAGATTGATCAAAGCAAACTGCGGTTGTTTACGAATTTCATTGAGTGTAATTGCGCCAACAATACCGTCATCTTTTACACCCAACGCACGTTGCAGAATCTTTCGAGCATTGACTAAGCCATGATTAACACCAGCATCGAAATATTGGTATGCGAAAGAGTATGGGAAGCTATCGCAACTTAAAGCATCCCAAAATTGATTTTTATAAATACGTTCAACCATATCCATTGGGATATTTTTCATTGAGCCTTTGTACCCATAATTTTGCGCTGTAGCTTTGGTGATACCGTAATTAGTTTCCCCACCCGGATCAGAAGGATGGTTTACATAACCACCTTCATGTTGAAGCACTCGCTTTAGTGCAGTTTGAAAAGTCTTGTTCACAAAAAAACCTCATCAAATGATGAGGCTAGTTTGTCTAGTTGGTACTTGTAATATTAGGCGGAAAGGCTTCCGTTTATTTTATTGCTTAGACTTAATTTCAGCTATGCAATCCTTTTTAGCTTGATTGTAGGAATCTAAAAACATTTGTTGTGCGTGATCTTTATATTCTTGAGAAGTGGATGCCTTTGAATATTTCCCCCACCATAACTCTCGTGCAAATGACACCATAGAAGTACAATACCGATATTTATTTGAAATATCCATCGAACCATAAACCGCTTCAGCCTCTTCAACCAAAGCATTGTATTTTCGGCTTTGACGAGCAACATCTGGGGTATATTCCAAATTTACACTTGAGTCAGTGGCCTGAAGCTGCTCAACACGATCAATAAATTTCTTAGTTTGATTTAGACTTAGTGCTTCATAAACAGGTGGATTATCTTTAACTTGTTTAGCCTCTATTTCACCTTCAATGATTGCTAGAGTAGCCTGATTAAGCATTTCATCATATTTTTCTTCCTCAGATAGATTCTGAGAATTATGTGAAACTTGATTAAGTTCGCTGTTAACATTAATTTCAGTTCTATTGTTTTGTCGAAGATAGGCTATGGCAACTAAAATACCAACAATAAAGAATAATCCAACCCATTTTAACCATTCAAAATCTTTATTCACACCCATCCTCCCAATACAGTCCTATAGATTAATAAAAAGTACCACGACTTGGGGGAATCCATTTCCCCATAATTTCGATATCTGAAGCTTCATTCAAATCAAGTGGCATTGGCGGATATGTTTTATTATCTGAAATTAACAAAATAGACCCATCTATTTGACGCTGAATACGCTTCACCCAAAAGTGCTCTCCAGTGCGAATAACGTAAATAAAACCATCTGTTAAGGAGTGATCTAATGTATTTACAAGTAAAGGTTCCTTATCTTGGATTGTAGGAAACATAGAGTCTCCAGTCGCATAAACAATTATTAGATCTTTTGCGTAAAAACCATGTCGATGTAGCCAGTCTTTTCTAAAAGCCAATCTACTAACTGGTTGAGCTTCGCCAGCACAGATTGATCCATGACCAGCCGAGATAGCCACATCATAGACATTGACTAAATCAAACTCATCAGCAAAGTCATTTTTCATATTCACGGATTTATTTAGCCGATTACCAGTAATCACATAGGTTACGTCAACACCAACCTCTGATAGTGCAGATAACTGCACTGCGGTTGGTGATGAATTGTCTTTTTCCCATTCAATCACTGTACGCTTTGATGCGCCAGCTATTGCACCGAAATCAGGTTGATTTAGGTCAAGTCTTGTTCGCTCTTCTTTGATTCTTGCACCAATCACGCAAAATACCTCACCAACATGTTGAATAGTGCTTAAATCTGCACTATTATTAACTTAAATATGCACCTATATGTGAATATAATCGCACTTAAGAGGTTAGAGACATGCAATTAAAATCACTTAATGAAGTTAAGAACACCTTCGAGTCTTCAGGTAAAACCGTTACAGATTGGGCTTCTGATCATGGTTTTGACCGTAATGATGTTTATAAGGTGCTTAACGGTCAGCTCAAATGCAAACGCGGCAAAGGTCATGTAATCGCAGTTGCTTTGGGTATCAAAAAAGACACCAACCAGACTGCTAACACCTAGCAATCTGCACATTTTTGCACATTTCTGCACACAAGGAAAGAATCATGAAAGCAGATTTTCTCACCATACTATTTCTTATAACGACAATTTTCGCATTCACTCAATGGTGCTTCGCGGAAAACGACAACGAGATATTGCTACAAGAAAACAAAATTTTGTCCATTCAACTTGAGGGCATGAAGAATGAGCACCGTTAAATCAGCCTCGAAAGTTCTCAAAGTTTTAAAGGCTTTACGTGGGCATAGCTTGCAAGGCGTAAGTAATCAAGAGCTTGCAAGACAATTGGATGAATCACCAGCACAGATTCACCGTCAATTACAAACCCTTGTTGCTGAAGGCTTAGCCAAGCAAGAAGAAGACGGTTCATACACATTAGGTACGGCAGTTGTTCAGATCGCCAAGGCGCATGACACAGAAATGGAACGTGCAAAGGCACGTATTGCTGAAATTGAACAACGTACTAGAGTTTTTTAAGAGGTCATCATGGATTTAGAACACGCAGCAGAAGTCATTCCTTCTGATTTTGCAAAGAAAGTTGGTGGCTTAGCCACATCTCTTGGCTATGAAGGTGCTTTAACCGTTGGCGCACTTGAAGATGAAATTCGTTTTTACCAACAACGTTCAGTTGAAGCAGTGCTGGAGCTTGGTAAACGCCTTTTGATTCTGAAAGAGATTACTCCACATGGAGAGTTTACCAAACGCATTGAAATGCTTGGTATTAGCAAACGCACAGCACAGCGTTTTATGTCTGTTGTCCTAAAATTTTCAAAAACGACATCGATGTCGCTTTTAGAAAAATCAGGCAACGGATCAAAATTGCTTGAGTTGATGGTTCTAGATGATGATGACATTGATGTCATTGAACAAGGTGGAAGCATTGGTGAAGTTTCTCTAGACAGCATCGAAACCATGTCTGTACGTGAGTTAAAAAAAGCTTTACGTGAGGCAAAGGCCGATGCTGAGAACAAAGCTCAATCTCTTCAAACCAAAGATCAAATCATTCAGAAGAAAGATCAAAAAATAAATGAACTTGATGAGAAAGTCACCAAAGCTTATAGCCCACCTGAAATCCAAAAACGTGAAGCGACTGAAGCTGAGCAGCTACGCCAACAGGCATTGCAACTCATGCAAAAGGCTGTACTTACGTTTTTAGATGCAGCAAATCAATTCAATGCAGACATGAACGCAGCTGTTGATTCATGCATGGATTCATTTGTAGTCGAGCAATACGAAGCAAATATTCGTATGACTTACCAAAGCATGGCTCAACGTTGCAATGAAGCTGGACTACCTATCGACTTTACACAAATGGTCACACCAGATTGGCTGTCTGAAGTCTTATTGGAGAATGAAACTCTAGACACTGAGCTTCAAGGAAGTGAGGTGTAAGTCATGGCTGCCAAAATAGATACTGTTGAATTGGCGCAAGCCGAATATTTAAAGGAAGTTAAGCAAAAACTGGAGACTTCAGGTTTTGGCAGCAAGGATGAAATTGTTTCTGAAGCAGCGGCATTTTTGTCGATTGGCCGCAATGAGCTATATCGCAGACTTAAAGCAATTGGTTACACCACTGGTCGCAAAACCCGAAGCGATAAAGGTAAAAGTGTAGTCGATGCTGATACAGCAAAGCTTATTGGTGGTTTGGTTTATGAAGCGACCCGTGCAAATGGTAAGCGTACAACCAGTATCAAAGGTGCTTTAAAAATTGCGCAGGCAAATGGCGTTGCACCCGATGTGAGTGCGGCAACCATTGGCAGACGCATGAAGCAAGAGCTATGTCATCCGACCATGCTTGAAGCACCAACACCACATCAAAACCAACGCAGCTTGCACCCGAACCATGTATGGGAGCTAGACGCATCAACTTGCATTTTGTTCTACCTTCCCAAAGAAGGTGGTGTGCGTGATATGCATCCTAGCGAGTTCAATAAAAACAAGCCAGAAAACCTAAAACGCATTGAGAAAGACATGGTGACTCGCTATGTGATCACAGATCACTACAGTGGCAATGTCTATCTTGAATATGTTCGTGGAAGTGAGTCGGCTCAAAACCTGATCAACATTATGTTGAATGCTATGCAGCGTCGAGACAATAAGAATCCTATGCATGGCGTACCAATGATCATCTACACCGACAAAGGTAGTGCGATGACCAGTGGCTTATTTACGAATTTACTTGATCGTTTGGACATCCAAATTATTGACCACGCTAAAGGTAATGCACGCGCCAAAGGTCAAGTTGAGAAGCACCAAGACATTATCGAATGCGAGTTTGAAGGCCGTATTAAGTATATGAAAGACAAGATCACAACCTTGTCTCAACTCAATGCCTTCGCCTCGAAATGGACTGCTCATTTTAATGAGACCAGTGTTCATTCTCGCACGGGTAAAACACGCAATGCCGTATGGCAAACAATTAAGCCTGAAAAATTACGAATCGCTCCACCAATTGAGTTATGCAAAGAACTGGTGACAACGAAACCTGAATCTAAAACAGTCACTGGCAACTTACGTGTGAAACACACAATCAATGGATATGGTTCGTATGAATATGATGTAAGTCATGTATGGGGCGTGCATGTCAAAGCAAAATTTGATGTGGTGGTGAACCCATTCCGTGCGCCTTGCATTGACCTATTAGGTACAGATGAACATGGCAATCCAATGGTTTACACCATTGAACCTGATCAAATGGATTTAATTGGTGGCTGGAATGAATCAGCAACAATCATTGGTGAAACACCACGCGCCAAAGCTGACAGCCAACTAGACAAAGTGCGTAAAGAAATTCGCCAAAAAGCATACAACGTCAACACAGATGAAGAAGTTGAAAAAGCCATCAAGCAACGTAAAGGCGCTTTTTCTCACATCATCGATCCGATGGCAGATGTAAATCAAACCGTAGTACCAGATTACTTGCCACGAGCTGGTGAGCAAATGACTACACCTGATCAACGTCGTCAAGTTGCACCAGTCAATTTAATCCAAGCAGCAAAACAAATTCGAGGTGTTGTCGGTGATCTCTGGACACACGACCACTATAAGGCACTTCAAAAATCTTTCCCTACAGGTGAAGTGCCACAGGAAGTCATTCCAGAAATCATTGCTGGCATCCAAAACGAATCCACAAAACCTAAATTACGTGTGGTTGGAGAGTAATCATGAGCGCATTAAAACAACTGCTTAAACAACACAACGTTGCCCAAAGCTCACTCTGTAAACCACTAGGAGTCAGCACAGCAACGGTCAATATTTTTGTTAATCACGGTCAACGACCAAAAAAGAACCCTGACCAATTCCAGTCAAAGTTCATTGAGCTTTTAGAAGCGAAAGGAATTGGATCAGATCAAATTTCACAAGCATTAACTACTGCACAGACTCACACCAATAACGACCAAGCCTTGGACAGTGAGTGTGCAGCAGACCCATCAGAGGACGAGCAACTTATGCTACTACGTAAACAGACTCTAACACCAGCAGCCAAAAAACACTTCAAGCTGTTCAAGAACCCATTCACTGAAAACATCCGTAGTTCAGATGAATTATTCACCAATGCAGACATTAATTATGTTAGCGAATCAATGTGGCAAGTCATTAAAGGAAACTCTTCCTTTGTTGCGGTTGTCGGTCAGTCAGGATCAGGTAAGTCTACTTTACGTCGTGGACAGATTGACCGCATTGAACGTGAGCGTGAACCAGTCATTGTGATTGAGCCTTATGTACTTGCGACTGAAGATAACGACATTAAAGGTAAAACCCTTAAATCACTACATATTGCTGAAGCAATATTGGCGGCATTAGCACCAAGTACCAATGCAAAACGTTCACCTGAAGCACGCTTTCGCCAAATACATGAGCTACTCAAAGAAAGTATGCGTGCTGGACACCGTCATGTCTTGATCATCGAAGAAGCGCAAAGCCTACCGATTCCAACACTGAAGCATCTCAAGCGATTCCTTGAGCTTGAAAATGGATTCACCCCCTTAATGGGCATCCTATTGATTGGACAAGATGAACTCAAAATCAAGCTTGCTGAGAACAATCCAGAAGTTCGAGAAGTGGTGCAGCGTTGTGAGATTGTCACGCTTGAACCGTTCACACAAACCAGCCTAGTTGATTACCTCAAACACCGCTGCAAGTCGATAGATCGCAAGCTTGAGGACTTTATTGATGAATCTGGATTGGATGCTATCTGCACCAAGCTTACTCGCAATGTTGGGCGTAAAAATCAAAACGAAAGCCTTTTATATCCTTTGGCAGTTGGCAACCTGATCACAGGTGCAATGAATGTGGCGGCTGAGTTAGGTGCACCAGTCATTACTGATGACTTGGTAATGGAGGTCTAACCATGTCAACAGAACGAGTTTTTCTTATTGGGCTAATCATTTACTTCTGCATTGACACAATTTGCGGCCATTTAGCAAAAGTTCTAGGAGCATGTCATGGCTGATTTTGCAGATGTAGCAGCAGATATTGCTCAAACCGATCTTGACCACGCTTTGCACAATGCAAAGCGAGTGGAATTTACAAGCTACTTCGATTGCGAAGAATGCGGTACTGAAATTCCAGAACAACGACGCAGACTTGGCAGCGTGACTTTATGTATTGGTTGTCAGTCTGCACTCGAAGCAAAACAAAAACATTTCCGAGGCTAATTATGAAAACTAATTCAAAAAATAAACCTGAGCTTAAACGTGTTCAGTTCAATAAAGATTTAGACAAATTACTTAGTGGTGATTACGTCCTTGTGCCTAAACAACCAACAGCTGAAATGGAAAGAGCTGGTATGGCAGTTGGTGGCGGCTTCTTAGCAATCAAAATCTTTAAAACCATGTGCGCAGCCGCTGAAGGAGCAAACGCATGAAAACTAGATGCCCAGCTTGCGGAGCAACTTGCAGTCTTGATGCATTGCTTGGTCATAGTGATGCAAGTAAAGCATTTGTTTCAGCACTAAGCGTAACTGGTGATTTACAGCACCCATTGATCAAGTACTTGGCAATGTTCCGCTCTGAAAGCCGTGACCTGACTTTTGAGCGTACAGCAAAACTGATCAGTGAAATTGCGCCTGATATTACTGCAAAGGAAATCAAACGAGGTCATCACACTTATCCAGCGCCTCGCGCTGCATGGGTGTGGGCAATCGCCACAATGCTAGAACGTCGAGATCAAGGCAAGTTGCAATTGCCACTCAAAAATCATGGCTATCTATATGAAGTCATTACTTCATTTAAACCTGAATATGTACCAGCTCAAGATGCTACTCCACGCCACGGATTATCACGCACAAAAACCGAATCTGAGCGTGCTGCGGATCAAGCTGAGCACGAACGTCAGAAGCATGAGCGTCCAGCTTTCTCCCTTTCGGAACTGATCAATAAAACCAATGCCGAACGCAAAGAGATCGAACAAAGCTCACTTAAAAACATTCCACAAGAGCAACTATTTGCGTATGTCGCACAGAACAAACGCGATGGTGAAACTCACAAACAATGCTTTGACCGCTTAAAAGCTGCGGAATTAGCACAAGAACCAACAACTCAAGGAGCAACACAATGACAACTCACACCAAACCAGAAGGCTTTTGGGAAAACTCACAAGGCGCATTTGTTCCTGAAGCAAACGTCAAAGAAATTGACAAATTGCGTGATCAAACCGTTCGCAAGCTTTTTGAAAAAGTTAATGAACTACATGAACTCTTGAAAGATTTCAAAATCCAAAGTTTTGAAGATGTAGCCAATTTTTGCGCCATTTCAGCTGACCAATACGGTGTAACTGTTGGTGGAAATAAAGGCAATGTCACTCTCATGAGCTATGACGGACGTTTAAAAGTCCAGCGCAATATCGCACAGACCATCAACTTTGATGAACGTCTTCAGGCTGCTAAAGAACTGATTGATCAGTGTCTTGAGGAATGGACTGAAGGCAGCCGCGATGAAATTAAAGTCATTATCAGTGCCGCATTTAATGTGGATAAAAAAGGAGAAATCAGCACAGCCAAAGTACTCGGTTTAAAACGCCATGAAATCAATCACCCCAAGTGGAAGCAAGCAATGCAAGCCATTTCGGACAGCATCAACATTATCGGCAGCAAAGCTTACTTACGCTTTTACAACCGTGATGACGCAACTGGTGGCTACTTACCACTTTCACTCGACATCGCATCCATTTAAAGGCTTAGCAATGAAAGAACTTTCTATTGCAATTGTTACCTGTGGATTTATCGCAGGAAGTTTACACACAACAGGCTGGCCAGAATTTTTATATGTGCTTTTTGCAATTCTGACAGCTAGTTCAACTCACTTAAAAGGTTAATACACCATGAATAAATCAGAACTTATCAACCACATCGCGGCTTCAGCTGGCATTTCAAAAACTCAAGCAACAGCTGCTCTTCAGGCAGTTGAAACAGGTGTCATTGATACCTTAGCAAATGGCGGTCAAGTCGCGCTTACTGGCTTTGGGACATTCAAAGTTACTGAACGTGCAGCGCGAACTGGCCGCAACCCTAAAACGGGTGAAGCGCTTCAAATTGCAGCATCCAAAGTACCAACATTCAAAGCTGGCAAAGGATTAAAGGATGCAGTCAATGGATAAACAGCAAGAGGAGTTTGTGGCTGTCATCAATAACTTTAAAGAGTGGTTTGATGAAGTAGTTAACACCATTACTGGTGCAGCAGACTCTGGTGCCAAAACCATTTCTTTTACAGCCAACGGTGGTGATGAGGTCGCCAATATTGAAGGTCGTGATAAGGACATGTTTCTTCTCGGTATGAAATCAGCAGTTCAATGTATTGGTAAATTTCCATTTTCACTGACTGATGCCGACGATGTGTCACTTATTAGTACAAATGACTCTAATAGATTGGAATTCCTCATCACCAACCGCCTACGTGTTGAGAAATGGTGTGTAGGTCAAGGTACAGAAAAATACTTTGTCTATAACGATGAAGATGAGCTAGTTGCTCAAGGTTTCACAAGTCGTGAGGCTATTGATCTTGCAATTCAGAAGTATGAAGCACCTGAAGAGACATAAGCGAAACACAGGCATCCGTGCCTGTGTCTGCTGGATGTCGTGATCCAGTACTGACGAGCAGCGAGGAAACCATGTTGACACACGAAGAACTTGAAAATTTACCTGAAGAAATAAAGTTTAGCCTTGGAGAGATTTCATGAATAAAAAAGAAGTTATTGAAAAAATTAAAAAGTGTTTAGCGTTGAGTAAGTCAGCAAATCAACATGAAGCAGCAACAGCATTGCGTCAAGCTCAAGCATTGATGGAAAAATTTAACATTGATGCAGACGATGCCGAACTGTTAGGTATTATTGACGCTGAAATCACTGGCAGCGGCTCTCATAAGCCACCTGTATTTGAATCAATGCTTGCTCAAGCAGTAGCAAAAATTATGGATTGCAAAGTTTTTCTTAGTTACCGAGCAGTTAGAACTCCAACCATCAAAGTTGTCACTGTCTGGAACTTTGCAGGCTTTGATCCAGCACCTGAGATTGCAAGCTATGCTTTTGATGTGCTTTATCGCCAACTCAAGAAAGCTCGTACCAATTTTATCAGCACAAAACTCAATCGAGTTCAAATCCGTAAAAATAAAATCAAACGTGCTGATTTGTTTTGTGAAGGTTGGGTCATTGAAGCATCGGAACAAGTTCGGCGCATTAAACCTGATGTGGAAAAACTTAAACAAATTGAGGCTCATATTAATAAAACTACCGAACTAACTAAATTTCAGCCTAAAAACCGTAATGAAAAAACCAACCTTGAATCTAGTCGCAGTCGCAATGATTATTGGTCAGGTCGTCAGGCTGGTAAAGATGCCAAAATCAATCATGGTATGGATGCAGGTAAACAGGTTGAAAAGCTAGGAGCAAGTTCATGACAGAAATTATGAATTGCTTAAGCGTATTGGCTTTGTTTGCAGTTTTTGGCATTGGTTTAGTGACTTGCTGCACTGAAGCAAAAAAGGCTTGGTCAGCACGAAAGATTACTGGTCAGACAGTCTTTGAACGCAAAGCTTATGGCCTTAAAGCTGGATCATCTTTGTGTCTTGCAGCACTGGCTTTGATTGGACTTGCTGATGCAGCTAAAGGAGTGTTCTGGTAATGGCTAAATTCAATAAAAAGCTGAATTTGATCAAGCTCATTCATGTAGCTAAAACAAAGCTCGGTCTAGACGATGATGTATATCGTGACATTTTAAAAAGTACGACAGGTAAAGACAGTTCTAAACTTTTAACTCCAGCACAACTTGAAGCTGTACTGGATCGTTTAAAACAACTTGGCTTTGCTGTTGTACCTAAAAATAAAGACGATATTAAAAACTTGGCAAGCGACTCACAAAGTAAATTAATCCGTCATTTATGGCTTCAGTTGCACGAAGCTGGTCACGTTAAAAATGGCAGTGAAAAAGCACTGGCACAATTTGTTGAAAACCGTGTTGAAGTGAGTGCATTACAGTTTTTGAGCAGCAAACATGCAGACATGATCATTAATCACTTACGCCAGTGGTGCAAACGTTGCGGCATTGAGCGTGTCACTTTAGAAGTATAGGAGGTATAGATCATGGCTTATCGTCCGCACATCACCGATGCACAGCAAGTTTTCACAGACGATGAGATCATTAACCTGATGCCTAAAAATTTCATCTTCATTGCACGTTTGATTAAGGTCGAAAATGCGCTGAATTTAATTGATGCCTTCGGTGGTACTAAAATCTACATTCCAATTCGTCAGGCTTTAAACGTAAATTCTGAGCTTGCGCAAGTGATAGGCTTGAGTAAGCTTCAGTTGCTTGCAGATCAGCTTGGCAATGATCACATTGAAATTCCAATGGGCACACCGATCACTGTTGCCATGCGCAACAGAGCGATCCGTGAACAAGCACCAACAATGTCTAAAGAAAAGCTTGCTCGTAAATTCAGCGTGACACTGCGGACGATTCGCAGTATCGTAAACTCTGAAGAGAAGCTTAATGTTCAGGAAGACCCCAATCTTGACTTATTCGATGAATAAGAAAAGCGGACAAATAGTCCGCTTTTCTATTTCATAGGATGTAAAACCTTTTCAAAACTCATCCCATTCAATCCCACAATATCCCGTCAAATCCCACAATTATCTCGTTACTCTTATATATTTATATTATTAGGTATCAAGAAAAATAGCCAATGCTCGTATTTCATGAAAAGTTGGAATTTGCCTACCTTTCAGTTCTGGATATGCCTTAGCACGTTTAACAATCCTCAAAAACTCTTCGGATAAATATTGAGGGAGAATTTGGGTCCAATGCTCTTTATTTACATTTTTGGTTTTACGCTTAGGGATTTGATGAATTACAAACGGAGTAACGACTTTAGCGGACTTACATCGATCTAAAACCTTTTGCAGTTCTGCATCAACTTTAATTCGCACATACCCAGCACCTTCCATCACCTCAAATTCATCGAATGAATCAGTCGTGGTTTTCTGTTGTGCAATATGAATATATCCATCATAAATATCATCCCAACGTAGAGCCACAATATCCGTACGTCTTTGTGTGGTTAAAAGAGATAGGTCAATTGCGTTCTGAAGCCACAATGGGGAATGAGCCCTAATCTGTTGTAGTCCCGCAACTGTATGGCGCTTTCGTTGTCTCTGAACGTGCTTTGTCAAAGTAATTCGGGCAGGGTTATCAGGGCAGATACCTTTACTCATCGCAACATCAAAAATATTACAAAGCAAGCTTCTAAGCGCCTTTCGATTTGATGGTGTCAGCTCATCTAATTGATCATTTACCATTTTTAAAGTAATGGAGTCTAATGATTTATTACCCCAAACTTTGAAAATTCGGTTCAACTGAATCTGATAATTCTTCTTTGTATTGTCTGATATAGGCCGCCCATCTTTGCGTCTTTTTTCTTCAAGAAACTCTTCGCAAAATTCTTTGAAAGAAATAGTTTTACCTGTGACGCTAGAAACATAATCTTCTTCCTGAATCAGTAATGAGTTAAGTTTACGTGCTGCTTGAATTGCTACAGTCTTATCACACCCCATAGAGTGAAATTTTCCAGTGACAGGGTGGCGATACCTCCATGAATTGCCATTAGCCGACTGCCAATTTATGTGCACGATGATGGTAAAGAAGTTGGGTTTGATGCTGCTCAGGCAGTAGGAAAGATCAGCTCTTTAAATGCGGAAGCTAAAACTCATCGTGAAGCAAAAGAAGCAGCTGAAAAATCACTTAAAGTCTTCGAGGGGCTAGATCCTGAAAAGGCTAAAACCGCATTACAAACAGTGGCTAATCTTGATGCTAAAAAGCTTGTGGATGCAGGTGACATTGAGAAAGTCAAAGCTGAGCTTACTGATGCACTGAAAAAATCATATGAGCCACAGATTCAGCAACTTACCCAAGAACGTGATTCAGTTCAGGCTCAACTACATAAAGAGCTGATCGGTGGTGGATTTGCTCGTTCAAAGTTCATTCAAGAAAAAATTGCAGTACCTGCTGACATGATCCAGGCAACCTTTGGCAATAACTTCAAAATTGAAGAGGGCAAAGTGGTTGCTTATGGCATTGATGGCCAAAAAATCTATTCACGAACTAAGCATGGTGAAGTTGCCGATTTCGATGAGGCCTTGGAAACATTAGTTGGAGGATACCAACACAAAGACTCAATTCTAAAAGGCAATCAAAGCTCTGGTGGTGGGTATGGTGGTCAAGGTGGCGGGGGAAATAACAACAATGTCGGCAACATGGGCGGAACAATCCAAGAACGCCAAGCCGCCATTGCAGCCAAATTTAATTTAGATAAGTAATTGGAGAGATTATGTCTTTAACTCAAATGCAGGTGTTCAATGAATACATCATGCCTGCCACAATTGAAACCTTAGCCCAAATGGTGCAAAAGTTTAATGCTGCATCAGGCGGTGCAATTCGATTGACCACAGAAGGCTTCACTGGTGACTTTTTACAAGAGTCATTCTTCGCATCACTTGATGGTGCGCAGCGTCGTGTAGATCGTTATGCAGCAAATGGAACCGCAACAGTGACTGATCTTTCAGAGATTAAACACTCAAGCGTAAAAGTTGCCGGTGGTATTGGCCCTGTGCGCTATGAACCATCTCAAATGACTTGGTTGCAGCGCCCAACTGCACAAGGCATTGAAGTTGCATCACGTACCTTTGCAAGTCTAATGCTTAAAGATCAACTGAACACCGCAATCGCAGCTCTAGTCGCAGCAATTTCGAACCAGCCAACAGCAACCAATGATGTTTCGGCAACAGGTGGACTTACATACAGCGCCATGAATGGTGCACATGCTAAGTTTGGTGACCACTCAGGCAACATCATTACTGATGTGATGAATGGTACTGCGTATCACAAATTGATTGAGAAAAACTTGAGTAATGCTCAGCAGTTATTCCAATCAGGCAATGTCCGTGTCATTGATATTCTTGGCAAGTTGGTTGTTGTTACTGATGCACCTGCTTTGTATACGGCAGGGACGCCAAATAAGCTTAAAGTGCTTTCATTGACTGATGCAGCTGCAATCGTTTCAGATGGTGGTGATGTAATCTCAAACATTGAAACCACAAATGGTAAGGATCGAATTGAAACTACACTTCAAGTTGATTATTCATTTGGTGTTGGTTTAAAAGGCTATACATGGGATGAAGCCAATGGTGGTAAGTCACCAAGTGATACCGAGTTGGCAACAGGCACCAACTGGGATAAAACAGCAACTAGCATCAAGCATACAGCAGGTGTAATCACCATTGCGGATGCAGCACAGTAATGAATAGGCAGCCTTCGGGCTGCTTTGTTTTTGGAGTTGAGAATGAGTAAAGAGCAGAAAGTAATTTACGAACCACATCCCGTTAGCCCAGAGCGAAAGGCTGAACTTCGTGGACAAGGCTATAAAATCCTTGATGCAGTGTTTAAACCAGAAGAACAAACTGGAAAGCGAAATACACGCACTCCTGAGCAACCAAAGGAATAACCCATGACCTTTATCACCATTGCGGATGCAGAAACAATCTTAGGGGCTGACTTTGCACCAGATGGTGATAAGGCTAGATTGGTTCTACTTGCAAATACTTGGATGAAAAACGAGATTGGGTACGTACCTGATCCAGTAACAGACAATTTAAAGCTTGGTTCTTGTGAGATTATCAAAGGCATTCTGGCAAATGAGATTTATAGTGGCAAAGAACAAGAACTAAAACGCAAGAAAGTTAAAGCTGACACTGTAGAGTCAGAGAAAGAATATCAGGATGGAAGCTATTCATTATCAAGCTTTGAGCAGATTGCTTTAGCTCTGATTGAAGCTGAAGGGCTGCCTAAACATAAGTTCTTTACCATCCCTTTAATAAGGAACTGATATGGGCCTACGTGATGAAATTCAGACTGATATTGCAGAAGCCTTCAATACTGATCTAGCTGATGCGGTTTATTCATTCACCTGTGAAAGAGTCACTCAATCAGGATGGGACCCAGTCACAGAAACGTCTACTGAGGTTAAAGTGAATTACTCGGGGCGTGGTGTTCTTTTTGGCAAATACAGTGCTTATGAGATTGCCAATTTAGGTATCGAAGCAACAGATAAGAAAGCTACCTTGCTTCAAAACGAAGTGACAAATATACCTCTGATCAATGATGAATGGGTAACGCCTCAAGGTAAGTTTAAGGTGATTCATGTTGCTCAAGATCCTGCGAAAGCGACATGGGTTTGCCAGTTGAGGATGGTTTATTAGTTTATTTTATAAAATTTATAAGGCTATGCCTATTTTACAAATAAAAAATTTAAAATATTATTGACTAAATTTAATGATGGATTTTAAGGATCTCATGGCACTTTTAGGATTTAATTTAGAGGAAGCTGAACAGGCTAATAAACAAATAAAAAAATTGAAAAACCTTATTAAAAAAAATAAAGATTTTAAGGAAAGTCTATTAACAGATTCTGAAGAATATAAAGAAGTAAAACGTTACTTTAAAATCCTATGTTCATATTTAATGTATAGATGCGATTCAATAAAACAGGGAACTAATTTCTATCGAGTCAGACCATTGGGGTTGGATGAGGAAGTAACTAGCAAATCGGGATTACTCTATCCAACTTTAGATGTGGCAACTTCGGGCAGGATGAACAACAAAATCTTTAATGTTATGTATACCTCGTTTAATGAATTCACTGCATGTATGGAAACAGGTATTTTTAAGAAAAAAATAGGTGATAGATTTCAGTTAACAAGATTCAAATCTAATAGAGATCTAGGTGTTTATAGGTTAGGTACGTTTTCAGAAATATATTTTAATCTGCCAAGAGACTCGGAGGCTTTTAATGCTAAAATGGAATATTATAAAATCCCAAGTCAAAGTACACTTAAGGGATTTTCTGCATTAGAAAACTTGTTATTAGGAGTATTGTATTCTAAAGATGATTCCTCTTATTTATTATCTTCAATATTAGCACATGCTATATTTGAGAAAAATGAAGAGTATAGCCCTAACCGTATAGATGCGATACTTTATCCATCACAACAAAGCACGCATGGAATAAATTTAGCTTTCAAGACTAGCGTTGCTGATGAACTAGAAGTTACCTTTACATGTTTGAATAAGTTAGAAAAAAAGTATACCAATAAAATGATCAAATATTACACTCTTAAAGAGTGTATGGAAATCACCTCAGATGAAATTCTTTATGATGACGTTAAATCGAATTGTATCTGGCGTTAGAGTTTTATATTACTTTTGAGGTGATCTATGACTTGGAAAGGGAAGAGGCCGACTAACTTTGCTTTTCAAGTCAAAGATGCGTCAAAGAACCTTGTTCAAGATATTGCAATGGATATGGTACAAGGTTTGATGGTCAGTAGTCCTGTTATGGATGGAACGTATAGAGCTTCACACATTGTTTCAATCAATAGTCCTTCATACTCCATAAGCAGCTCATCAAGTTCGGCACCCAAAGGTAGTATCGATCCTAAAGCATTTAGTGATGCTGCCAAAGCAATAGCCCCTCTTAAGCTTGGCGATATTGTCTATGTGCAGAACAACTTGCCTTATGCAGAACGCTTGGAAAATGGACACTCAATGCAAGCAGCTGAAGGTGTTTATGGTGTGGTCTATAATTACATAGTACAAAAATACGGTGGCTAACATGGCAATGACACTAGAACAGACAAGACAAGCCATTGTTGGGCGAATGCAGTCATTTACAGGCATCACTCAAGACCGAATTCAGTATCCTAATGCACCAAACTTTAATGTGCCTATTGATGGGTTATGGTGCCGACTGAATATTATTGGTGGGCCTAGCATTATCGCAGGGTTAACTGATTCCCCATGTACACGCAGAACAGGAACTATCAATATTCAGTGCTTTGCCAGACCTCATAAGGGCGAAAAGTCGATTACTGAATTATGTGATTCATTAATTAGTCACTTTGAATACTTTACCTCTGTCCATCTTGAGTGCCTACAAGGTCAAGTGATTAATGCAGGAACGGATAAAGACTTCTTGCAGTACAACGTCACAGTGAGCTACCGGGTAAACTAAACGATTAAATTCAATATACACCACCTTTCGAGGTGGTTTTTTTATGCCTATAAGGAGTAAAAACCATGTCGAGTGGTTCAAAGATTCGCCTCTATTATGCAGAGGAACAAACCCCTGAAGTATTACCAACAACACCGGTATGGAAAACGGTACGACGAGTTACTGATGGACTAACTGAAAATGTCACAACTGAATCATCAACAAGTGTAGTTGACTCTCGTTTTCGTCAGGGTGGTATTGCAACCGAAGCGGAAATAACAGGTTCACTTGAAGTTGAATTATCAGTAGGGCTGTTTGATGACTTCTGGTCAGCTGTTGCTATGAATAACTGGGCCAGTGATGTTCTTAACTTTGGTGGTGATGTTCGCAAGACTTTCACTTTCGTTAAGGTTTACTCTGACATTAACCAGGTATTTATTTACCGTGGTGTTCGTATTAACGAAGCAACCATGAACATTGCGACAACGGGCAAGATCACGGCTACATTTGGACTAATGGGAACCTTGTTTGAGAAGACCACAACAAATCCAGTAACTTCGCCTTTGCCAGTACCAGACTTAGCACTTGTATCGTCACTGAATGTTGGCGACTTGAAAGTTAATGGTGCAACTGTAGTTGGAACGGCTTGTATGCAAACACTCGCTCTAACTATTAACAACAATATGGAAGCTATTCGCTGTATTGGCTCTCAGAAGCTCTCAGCAACGACTTACTTAGAAAAGATTGTAGATATCACAGTCAATACTCAATACATGTTCTCAGCGCAATCTGCGGGCTATATCGACTTTATTAAAACACGGGACACGATGCCTTTAGAGTTCTCTATTGAAGATTCTGCTGGTAATGGCTATGCATTCCAATTCCCTCAGTTAGAAGTTTCTGAGGCAGCACATCCTGATGGCGGTGGTGAAGACACCATCACAATCGATATCAACTATAACCACATTCGTGTTTCACCAGTTATCACTCGTGTGATTGCCCCATAAGAAATATGGCAGCTTTAGGCTGCCTTTTATTTGGAGAACACCATGGCTTTAGAAGTCAACATTCAAACAAACAAAGACGTCAGCCTATGGCGCGAATATAAAGATAGTGAAGGAAATGTTCTTGCTGAATTTAAGGTTCGAGGAATTGGGTATAAGCCTTATCAAGTAGCATTGGAGCGAGCAAATCATCAAATTACGTCAAAAGGCTTTGATGTTAAAAATGCTACTAAGGAAGATAAGCTATATCATGAATTAATCCTTGAAGCTTCTGCATGCCATTTAATTGAAGATTGGAAAGGCGTGGTCTTCGTTGAAGAAAATACTGGTGGAGAGTTAATTAAGACAGAACCAAGCTATGACAGTGAAAACGCTGTAAAACTTCTCGGAATGGGTGATGTAGGTGTTTCTATCTGGTTATTTATTAAAAGTGAAGCTGAAAAAATCCAGTTAGAAGCGGATGCATACAAGGTTGAAGTTGTGGGAAAGTCACAACCCTCTATAAATACTCCAGTCAATACGCACGTCTCACGGACCACGAAAAAGCGCAAAGAAAAGCCTTAGGCCTTCCTGAGATTGAACCACCTGAATATTCATTCACAGCAAATGCCATTCTTTCAGCTTACAACACCATTGCTCGTTCTAGACGATACGAGCAGGGTGTTCCTTTGGCTTTAGACATAGCAGCTATCAATGCGTATGTTGAGCAGTACGATCTGCCAGTAGAAAGATACATCTTCAATGAATGCATCTTCACACTAGACAATCTATTTCTTGATGAGTCGCATAAGAAGGCTAAGGCAGAAGCAACTAAGAGGATTACATGATGAGCATGGTGGGGAGGTAATAAGCCATAAAATATGGCTATTTATTGATAAAAAATAAATTTAATTGTAATATTTTGTAAGTAAAATAAAGTTCAAAAAACACGGTTTTTGATCATTTTGATCATTTTGTTTATTTTGGCAATATTTCGCAATAAATAGCAATAATAAAACAGTGCATTGAAGGTGCTGGGCGACAAGATTTAACGCACTTGATTGGCAAAGAAGTAGCCATTTAACCTTAACTCAATTATGATCAACTTATTCAATGAATTCATAACGATTTTAATGAGTCATTGATAAGTAAAAACCCGATGTTGACGCATCGGGTTTGGGAAGTGAAGTTGACGCTTCACTGAATGTTTTTAATCGCCGCGGATGGCACAAAACTAAAGAGACTTTAGAAATGTAAAACAGTTAAAAACAAGTTTTATCGGAACTCCGATAGGTAAAGCTGGCTTTACCCTATGGGTAAAACTATAGATAGATTTATCTATGTATGCAAACAAAATGTTTACTTTTTTGAACATTGATTGTGTGCATAACTCTATTAATTAGGTTTATTTCATTGTTTTTAATAAAAATATTTATAAAATCTCAAATAGTTGTGTCTGGCGAATCTCATAAGAGGTACGTTTAGATGACTACATCTAAGAATAATCAAGTTGAACCACGACTAATCCGTCGTAAAGAAGTGCAAACTAAAACTGGCCTAGGGGCTTCTTCAATCTACGCCATGATGAAAAGTGGTGAATTTCCACAATGTCTAAACCTATCTGAGCGTCGTGTTGCTTGGATTGAGTCAGATATTAATCAATGGATTGCCAACCGCATCGCTGAACACAAAGCAGTGCAGGGGGTAGTTTAATGACTGCAATAGTAAAATTAAAGTTTGAAGAATTTGAACAATCATTTGATAGCCATGGTTGGTTTAATGCAACAGAAGCAGCTAAGCGGTATAGTAAAAGACCTAACGATTGGCTAAACCTTGCGGAAACTAAAGAGTATATCCATGCTTTGGCTGAAGTGATGGAAATTCCAATTACCAGTAAAAATGGTAATTGCACCAACTTGATAAAAACAAAACGAGGTAAAGAGGATGGTGGTACTTGGCTACATCCAAAATTAGCTGTCCCATTTACACGATGGTTAGACGTTCGTTTTGGGGTATGGTGTGATGAACAAATTGACAATCTTATTCGCACCAAACAAGCGCCTATATTTATTCAAGATATGGTTCGACTAATGATATTACCTAAAGCTACAGTTTGGGAAAAACGCTTTCCAGACTCATTTTATAAAGCTTTAGCAAAAGTTACTGGCACCAAGTTCAACAACCATATTGGTGGAACACCCGCGATTTTCGGCGATCTAACAAATAAGTGGGTCTATGGGGTAATAATGCCAAAAGATGTGTTGATTGAGTTACGTGCTAATAAACGAGATGGAGAAAAAATGCATCAGTGGCTTACAAATGGTGGTGAGAAGTTGCTTACTGATCAGATTAATAAGGTCGAGGCGATTGCTAACTCATCAAATGATTATGCTGATTTTATTAGTCGGTGTTTTCAAGCTTTTTCAGCAGCAAAAGGGCAATTAAGGTTGATATTGCCACAAAGCAAATATTGTTTAAGTTAAGCCTAAACACAATATATCTGCTGCATCGAGTTTTTTAATACCTAACTGTTTATGTTATAAATACCCTCAAATAAGAGGGTATTTTTTATGCCACAACAAAAAGATTTCACTCGACCAGAATATGCTAATCCAATAATGGATATGTGGGAGTTCTTTGCTGAAAACCCACAGTTTACGCTAATAAGCCATGAACCTGTTAAAGGTGGGGTTAGAGCATTTTATACGGTGGTGGGTTAAATTATTTATATCCTTCTTCATAGTTTTTCACTAAAAAGTAAAATAAACTATATGAAAATAAGGGGGAATAAATGAAAAAACTATTTTTATTAGCAATATTATTGGGTTTGTCGGGGTGTGGTGATAATAACCAGAGCGATACTCAAACCAATACACAGACAAGTACATTACAGAAAGCAGAAGCGACTCCAATTGTAGCAAATTATAGTTTAGCTGCTTTACCACGAACGTTTGGGGCCATTGCACCACTAGCTGGATGGAATGTTACTAAATCAACTGTAATGGGTGCTTCAACATTAATCGATGCAGCAAAAGGGAGTATGACATCAGCAGCATTAATCACACCAAATGCAAAACAAGTTGCAGAGGTATTGAGAGGTGGGGCTGCTGGGATTGCTTTAAGTATCGCAGTTGATCAATTACTTGATGCTGTTGATTGGGTGTTAGATCCTGAAAATAATCAGATTAAATATCACGAAAGAGATCCAATTAAGCCGCCAAATCTGCCATTTTATTATAGAAGTAGTTTTCCACTCGAAGGCAATTATGTATACGGAGCTACTAAAGTCCAGTTATGTAACAAAATGGTTGCTATAGCAAACGGCATTAATAATGGATATAGCTATGAACTGACTGGTATAAATGGTCAGAATTCGGGACAGTGTGTTGTCAAAATGACTCGAATTCGTGATGGTGAAAAATCTAATGGTGCATTTAGTTATACTTCGATAGATAATAATTCCTATGATCCAAAAAAATTAGATAAGGCTTTATCCCTTGAAACTGTTGCTGAACAAGTAATTTCCAATGCAGACGCAGGCAGCTTAGATGCTCAAGTTGCTACTAACCTAGCCGCTCAAAATATTCTTAATGATGTGGTTCAAGCTGAGCCAGTTGTTCAGGAGTTGGAGAATAATGCTGATGATAAATGTCCTAGTGGAATAGTAAAAAATGGAAGCTGTTGGGTATGTGAAAGAGATCAATATTATCCAATGAGCAGAGCGACCAGGGATGCTAAAACAGCCACAAGAGGAAAGAGCTGTAAGGATGTAACTGATACAGCAACTAAAACTGCAAATGCAGCACTTTTTAGGAATTTAATAAATGCAAGAATACAAGAAAATGCTTGTTGGTCACCTCCTGATCCTAACCATGCTATAGCACTTGTTGATGCGCAAAATGCATTAAGTCTATGTGAAAATTAATTATGGGTATCAATATTAAAGAGCTTCTTGAAAGCGTTTTCCCTCCGTTCCAATTAGGGGAAATTCGGACCCTACTAGAATGTGATTTTTATGACACTCATTATAGATATTTCGACGAAATAGATGACGATTATTTATTTGCTATCGAAATGTTAGCAGAAGATCTACTCCTTGAATTTGGTTTTGATTGGCCTGACTTTTACCTTCAAATTGGACTAGAAGCAGCTCGTTCACGTAGTAGACCACAAGAAGGTATCCAGACTTGGAAGGATGTAAGTTATGAATACTTATATTATTTTGGGATAGATTGTAGCTACTTAAGCTCGAATGGTTTTAAATTCTTTTTAGCAGCTGCTATTTATCACTTCCTAACAACAGATAAAAACAAAGCTTTTATAGATAGCTTTGTTTTTAGATTGCAAACACGATGGGAAGAAGATAATCACGTTTTTAATGATGATCAAAAAGAATTTATTGAAGAGTTCTTAAGAGTAAATAGTTAAGCCATAAAAGCCCCTCGTGGCTTTTTTACACCCAAAATCTAACGCGCCTTTAGGCGCTTTTTTATTGCCTAAAGGAAAGTGATATGACTCAAGAATCGCGCTTAGTTATTGTGATTGACTCAAGAAACGCAGAAAGAAATGCCCGCAACTTAAGCGATGAACTAAATAGCATTGAACGAAATGGAGACTTTGCTACTCGTTCTATTGACAGACTTAGTGTAGCGACACGTCAACTTGCTGGCTATATAGCTGGTCTAGTAACTATAGGAACGGCAGTATCGAAAATGGATACTTATACAGGCCTGCAAAACAAACTTAAATTAGTCACAGATTCGCAAATTGCTTTGAATAAAGCAATGCAAGATACGTTTAAAATTGCCCAAAATACAGGGCAGGCTTGGGAATCAGTATCACAGATTTATCAACGCTTTTCAGATAATGCAAAAAGACTTAACTTGAATCAAGCCAAGACTGCAGAGTTAACAGATACTGTTTCAAAAGCTATTGCAATTAGCGGTGGATCGGCATCATCTGCCGAAGCAGCTTTAATTCAATTTTCTCAAGCACTCGCTTCAAATGTACTCAGAGGTGAGGAACTGAATTCTGTTATGGAGCAAGCTCCTGGACTTGCAAAAGCTATTGCTCAAGGTATGGGTATCACAGTTGGTCAATTAAGATCTGTAGCTGCTGAGGGGAAAATTACAGGTGACGTACTTGTTGATGCATTGGGTAAAGCTAAGGCATCTGTAGACGATTTGTTCGGTAAAACAGATTTTACAATTGCTAATTCTTTCACTCAGTTAAGTAATGCTATTACAAAGTTTGTGGGAGAAGCTGGGAGTGGTAGTGGCGCTGCACAAGCAATTTCTGCATCCTTAAGTGGGCTTGCCAAAAATCTCGAGACTGTGACAAACATCGCTATGATTGGTGGTGCATATTGGGTGGGTACATTAATCCCTGTAATGTATAAGTCTGTTGTGGCGAGTGGTGCAAAAGTTAAAGCCTTATTTGAAGAGATTCAGGCAACCAATGCAGCCATTGTTCAGATTCAGCGAAAAGCACAAGCTGAATTTAATGCAGCACAAGCAGAAATGTCGTCTGCGCGGGCTGCTGTTTTAGCTGCTGAGATAGAAGTAAACGCAAATCGTGCAGTAATTCAGTCAGAAATTCAAAGAATGCAGGCGACTATTGCTGCAACGAATGCGGAAAAAGCCCAAGAAGCACAGCGATTAAAATCACAAATTACTGATCAAGGTCGAGCAATGTCTATTAGCCGTATGGCAACATTGCAACAGACTCAAGCCTTAATGACTGCTGAACTGACGGCCTTAGAGCAGCGCTTAGCATCAACAACTGTTGCTTCTTCTGCTGCATATACATCTGCTAGAAATGCACAAACCGCAGCCACTGGACGTTTAACAGCTGCAACTTCAGGGCTCAATGTTGCCAACTCTTTGACAACAAGATCAACTTTTGGATTGTTAGGTGCTTTAGGTGGTCCAGTCGGTTTAGGTCTAACAGTCGCAGGTGTTGCAGCATCTTATTTACTACTTCGTGATAATACAGAGAAGGCTACAAAATCACTAAACGAGCAAGGTAAAACAATTGATGAAATTATTAAGAAGTATAGAGAATTAGATGAGGCTCAAAAACGTTCGCAATTACGTGTTGAGACAACTAGCTTAAGCGAGCTTACCAAGAAATATCGGGAAGCTAGCGATACTTTATTTAAGTACACAATCAATATTGAAAAGTATGGATATGTGTCAGCTGAAGCATCTGAAAAAATAGGAGCATTGGCTCTACAGTATGAGCAGGGTAAGATTTCCGCATCAACTTTAGCTTCAAAAGTAAATGCTTTAACCGGCGTTAGTGAGAAGGCTAAAGCGAAAATTGATGAACAAACAGGTGTTGTTGCTAAACTAAGAAATGAACTTCAGTTACAAAAGAACGTTACTGAAGAAATGATTTCACAGTCTAAGAGATCAACACAATCAACTGACGCAGAAACCAAAGCCATAAATGCTAAGCGAATTGCACAAGAGATGTTAACTACAGCTCAAAAAACGGCATCGTCTGAAAATCTTAAAAACCAGTTCTTAATTAACACTATTCAGCGAAATGGCAGTAATAAAAGTGCTGTGGATTTTGCAAATTTTATGGCTAGTTTCCGCGAAGCCAATAAAATCCCATTCTCAGAAACTCTTTCTGCAGAAATGCTTAAAGTAGCGCAAGCTCAGTATGCTATTGAACAGCAAAGGAAGAAGCTGATTGATGGTATCACTGATTCTGAGAAGGACAGAACTAAAGAACTAGAGAAACAACTTAAGGTGTTACAGGTAAATGCAAAGGTTCAGGCTAATGCATCCAAATATAACTTTGGAGGGTTAGAGAACAAGTATGGCTTGCCTAGCGGGATGTTATCAGCAATTCATATGATTGAATCACGAGGTAATACTAAGGCCTATAATAAGGATACGGGCGCAAGTGGTGGATTCCAATTCCTGTCAGGAACAGCAAAACAGTATGGGGTTAAAGATCGATTTGATTTAGGTCAATCTGCTGAAGGTGCAGCAAAGTATCTTCAATATCTTCTAAAATTATTTAATGGTAATGTCGAGAAGGCAGTCCGAGCTTACCATGCTGGTGAGGGTAATGTTCAAAAGGGCAAAAACCTAGGTAAATATAATAATCAATATATCAAAGATTATTATGGTTATATGGGTGGCGCTATCGGTTATTCAGGAGATGAGAAAGACTTTATTTCTCTAATGAATGATCAGGTCAAAGAACGCCAAAAAACACTTGCTGAAATCAAACAACTGCAAGCTCAATTTGATACAGAAACCATTGCTAGAAGCAAAGCCCGTGATGAACAGATCGAAATGGCAACTGCTTTGGGCCAAAAACAACTTATTCCTGAAATCAAATTACGCTATGAAACTCAAGAGAAGATTGCAAAACTGCAATTGGACAATGAACTAAATGGCTATAAGTGGACGGAAGAACAGAAGCTTGAATTTTCAAAGCAGATCAACATTCTACGCTTAGATGCCGAAGGTAAACTTTCTGATGATCAGAAGGCTATTGCTAAGAAGGCTTATGATGAGGGCTACTCATACCAAGCTGGATTGATTAAGTTGGCAAGTGAGCAACGTATATTTCAAGCAAACCAAGTTATGTATTCAGAAATGGATCGAATCAAAAAACGTTATGAGTTTGAACGTTTAGAGATTATGAAAAACTTGGATTTGAAAGAGCGTAGTGCATTACTAGCTGCATCGTACATTAATCAAAGCCAAGAGGAATCAAAACTTAGAGATAGTGCTATTGGCGATTATCGATCAGTGATGGGATTGGAAAATTCCCCACTTGTAGAGCAGTTTAAGATTATTGATAAATTGCGTGAAATAGATCTAGGAAATGAAAAGATCTATCAGGAGGCAAAATTACAACTTCAAGCCAAATATACATCTTCTTATTTGAGTGGCATGTTTGGTGGTTTTGCTGTGCTGGTAGATGAAAACTCGAAAACCTATGCTGTTTTGTTTGCGGCTCAAAAAGCATTTGCAGTTGCGCAAGCAATGTTAAACATCCCACAAGCATACTCAAAAGCCTATGATGCTGTAGTCGGCACCCCTTATATTGGCCCATATATAGCTCCAGCAATTGGAGCAGCTGCAGCTGCATTACAAGTAGTACAAGCTGCAAGTATTAAGAATATAAGCATGCCTGGTTATTACAAAGGTGGCTTACATTCTGGAAGCGGCTATGTTCGAGGAGCTGGATCAACTACTAGTGATTCAATTAATGCATATTTATCTGATAAGGAGTTTGTAACAAACGCATGGGCGACTGATAAAATCGGGTTAGCAAATATGCGCTATATGAACCGAACCGGCGAGTTACCACCAAACCGTGAGGAGGCTCAATTAAGTGCAATCCAACGGCAACAGCGCCAAACTGATTTAATCAATACATCGATTAGTCAGAGAAATACAGGCGCCATTCAAAATGCTGTGCCAACAGTAGTTGATAATCAGATGAAGGTTGTAATTCTTGATGATCGATCTGCAGTTGAACAGGAGCTAATGGGTCCATCAGGAGAAAAAGCTTTCTTGTACCATTGGAACCGGAATAAAAGTAAGCTGCGATAAATATTGGACTAAAGCTATCTATATGGTAGCTTTAATCTAATTTAATTATTAGTAGTAGCAAAATAATGAAGAAAATTATTCTTATGGGGATCTTGTTTGGATTAACTGGTTGTGCTTCGGATTTAATGTCAAAAGCAAACGTAACAACTAGTAATTTTGATAATTCTAAAAATATTAGTGCACGAGAAATGCCCGCATTAGCACAAGATAAATGGCATCCTAGTAATGTTTTTTTTGGTGCACGATGGACTGATAGAGTACCTGACTTTGTGGTTTTAGAGGTCAAATATATGCACGATTATCAGAACTTAAATAAATTAGATTTTAACGTTGATGGGCAATTATTTTCAGCTAAACGTATGGATGTTTTAACAGATTTAGAGCGTAATGCTTACTATAGAGCTAGTAAAGCACCTTTTGTTATTACAGTCGATCAGGCTAAGAAAATCCTTAACTCAACAAATGCTAAATTTAGAATTACAACGCTATCTGGGCAATATACAGATGGTGCAATTGTGCTAAATGGCGATAAATCTATGGCATATAAAAGTATTAAAAATGTAGTTGATCAAATTCAGTAAAAGTAGGTAAGTAGCCAATTTTATAGATTAAGAGCACGAAAAATGACAATGTGTGTATTGATAAGAAATGCTGGTTCTTTAGTGATGGCAGCAGATAATAGATCTGTTTACATGCAAAATGGCAAAGTAATTCAGGTTATTTCTGATGAAGTAAAAAAAGTTATTGAATGGAATGGTGGTTACATTTCTGGATGTGGTAGTGCAGACATACTAGAGGATGTGAAATCATTTGCTGCTATAAATCCCATTACTGATGTCTACCAAATAGTTGAGTATCTTGAGAAATATAAAGCTAGTAAGAAAATTGATGACTATTGGATAGACACCACTCATCTAACAGCTATCTATCTAACTGATGTTGGTGAAAGGGCAATATATATCAGCGCAAAGAATGTACAGCCTAGAGCATTAGATGACTCAAGTGTCTTAATACTGGTTAAAGATGTTGATACTGAAAAGTTTAAAGAACTTATAATGGCTGAGTTTCATGAAAATGGGTTTAATATTGAAAATGTTATCGAAATATTAAAAGAACTTTTTGTGTTTGTATCAAAACGAAACGAGACAGTTTCAAGTTCATTTGACTTCGCATTCCAAAACCATGAAATGCGAGGATTGATTGCATTAAATTAAATTTATAAGGCAAAAATATGAGTGAAAATGAATGCTCACTTCGCGAGGATTTTGCAATTGAAATAATTGGCTCTATATCTCAAGAATTACATGACTATTATTCGACATTGATTTGGGAAGCAGTTCGGTTTCTTTCAAAAAACTTAAACCTTGATCGTTTGGATGGTATGACATTCACATATGGTGATGAACTATTTCGTCAAAAGTTAAAAGAGTTTGATGAAAGACTAAAGCCATCTGCGGATGAGGGTTTTGGTGTTGCCATGACAATATCAAGCATTAATGGAGACTTTGAAAGAAATTACATTGTTGTAAATCTACAGCCTTTTGGGGTTGAATTTCTGCAGGAATCTTTTTCAGAAGAGTATGATTCAAAATCAAGAAATTTAATATATAATCAATTTATTCATACTATCTATCATGAATTGTGTCATGTTGCATGTAATAAATTGATGTATGATAAATTTTATGATTTTGCGACAAAGTTAACTGTTAAAAATGAACTTGAACAAGTGCATGTTCATACTACAAACTCTAGCTGGAATGAGTTTTTTGTTTGTAGCTTGGCAAATGAATTTGGACTGGATCAAGAGAAAAAATATGAATCAATTCTGCTTGATGTAATGAATAACTTTGAAGAAAATCTTAATTATATTTTTAAAAGTTACTTATCTAGATCAAATCAAAACGACAACACTATTTACTCAGACCTCTTCCATAATACTTATGCTTTAATACATAGGCTTTTCAAATACTCTTCCTATTACTTAGGTGATATTTTTACAAAAGAAAATGTTGAGATAAGCCAATCGATTAAAAATCATGAGCTTTGGCAATACGTTAATAGACTTAACTCTATTTTAAAAAACATATATGAAAAGATTTTATCTGAAACAGCTGAAGAAAGTGATTTTCATAAAATCGGAGAGCTGGCAGAAGAATTTGCGGGATATCTAGGTCTTATCGCTTATCCAACAGAGGGAAATGGGTTGTTTGTAAATTTAAGCATACCAACTCAAGCTAGATTGCTGAACTCTTAAAATAGAAACCCCTAGGATCTTTTATTTTTTCTATCCTTGACTTAAATATGCTCTTTGGTACATTAAAGTCTTTAATAATTTTAATGAGAAATTACAATGAGCTGGACAGATAAAGTTGAATTGAAAGAAGGCGAAAAGATCCAAAGAGGTCAGAAACGAGTGAAAGGACATTTGGGACAAGAAGAAATTTACCCATTCACGATTGTTGATTCAGAAGGACAAGAGGTTGGGAGTGGTAAATATACTGAACATTTTGCAGTTCGTGGTCTTCATAACTCGTATCATCTTGAATACACAAAAAAAGATGGAAAAAAATTTAGTGAACAATGGTCATAGGTAAAAGCATTTAATAAAAAAAGCCCCGTCAGGGGCTTTCTATAACCCTTCAAACAAAATTTTTTATTCCATAAAAGACAATCGTTAAGTAATATGTCGTTTTATCTTAGGGGATTACAATGTGCTGTGAGCAGTTAGTAAGTACAATTAAAACTTTGAAGCGTGATATAGCTTTTAAGGAGTTGCAATTAGAAGAGTTAAAAAAGAAACCTAGAACACCTGAGTTGATTGATGAAATTCAAAATCTAGAAGACGAAATAATAAGTCTGAAACAAGATCTTATTAGATCGAATACTCAATACAAGAAAAACTGCCAATAACAAAAAAAGCCCCGAGGGGCTTTCTTTGTTTTGATCCATTAAATTTTTGAATCTTTAGTTTCTTTAGCAGACATGATTTTCTTAAGTTCACGCTCAATCTTCTGGATTCTTTCTAATAGTTCTTGAGGTGTATTGTCTTCATATTCTTTATTAATTTTTTCAATTTCCTGATTCATTAGATTCATTACAAGCAAATATGTGAAATCTTCTAAAGATCGACCATTTTTTTCTGCTTGTGTTCGCAGAGAAGCCACAAGCTCAGCAGGAAACTCTAAAGTAACTTCAGCAGACCTGTCTTGATTTAGAAGCTCATCGTCAGTTTTATTCTTCTTCTCTGGATAGAGCTTAAATGGGGAGATGCCTAATGCACTAGCCAGCTTATGCACAGTACTAAGCCGTGGTCTATTTTGTAAGCCCATTTCAAAATCTGAAATTTGTTTTCTACTGACTCCCGATAGTTTCGATAGCTCTTCCTGGGTGATATTTAAACCAGAACGAAAATATTTCAAACGTAAGCCAAAACTATCATAAAGATCGGTTTTATTTGGAAGAGTAATTCTTCCAGTTATTGCATCTTCATCACTTAGGAGATCTTCTATGCTAATTTTAAATGCATTTGCAAGTTTGGTTAAAGTCTCTGCTTTAGGGTTTTTTTGAATTTCCATCTCAAAATCAGATATTTGCTTTCGGCTGACACCAGAAAGCTCTGCTAACTTACCTTGTGTTAGCCCAGCAGCTACGCGGTGTTTTTTTAATTTTGCACCAAAACCATCAATCATAATTAAAGATTTCCTATTGACTTGCACTTAAAAACTACTATTATGATAGGTATAACGATCATTTTAATAGGATTTGATATGTATACCTTTACTGTAGAAGATGAAATTGCTGATATTGTCAAACAAGCAGCAGAAGACGATAACCGTACAACTCGTGGGCAGTTCCGTCACTTTTTAATTTCAGCCTTAAAGAATGAGGGATTATACCCTCAAAATCAATCAAAAAGTGTAATGCAAACTATCACACAACAGGGAGTTGAGGCATGAACGCAGTTGTAAAGATTGAGAGTCAAGATTTAAACATTGTTGAGTATCAAGGTAAGCGTGTTGTTACTTTTGCCATGATTGACGAAGTTCATCAACGTCCAGAAGGAACGGCAAGAAAGCGCTTCAATGATAATAAGCATCATCTTGTTGAAGGGGAAGACTTCTATTTTATTGATTCATCTCTAAAGTCCGAATTTCGGACATTTGGAATTCAAGTTCCTAATCGTGGTTTGATAGTGCTTACTGAATCAGGATATTTGATGCTAACAAAATCATTCACGGATGATTTGGCTTGGCAAGTTCAACGGCAGCTAGTTAATGGCTATTTTAATGCTAAAGATTTAGTAGCCAACATTGCAAAAAAGGAAATGCAGTTCAATTTGGGTTCAGTTGCTCGGCAATGTGTGACCATGGCAAAAGCTTTTGGATTAAAAGGGAATCAGATTTATTTGTCCGCAGATCGTGCAGTTAAGCAGATAACTGGAGAATCACCTTTAGAACTACTTGGAACGACCCATTTACATGCACCAGTACAAGAACAAGTATTTACTCCAACTCAGATTGGTGAAATGTTCACCCCTAAATTAAGCGGGCAAAAAATTAATAAAGTGCTTGCTGATTTGGGCTATCAAACCAAAGAAGGTGACGTTTGGTTGTTAACTGAAAAAGGTCAGGCTTTTGGTGAATTATTTGATACTGGCAAGAAACATAGTGATGGTGTTCCCGTTAAGCAACTCAAGTGGAATCAATCGGTTATTCAATTTGTAAAAGGAGCAATCGCATGAACGAACCAAGTAAATTAATGTGTCAGCTAGCATCTATAAGCCGTGGTATGGATATTGAGCATCCTGAATATAAGAGAAAATCAAGAAGTGATTTGGCGATTAGACTACGCAAAGTTATTAAATCAGTTTCAGATCTTGAGAAGCAGGAACTCGACCAATCTTTTAGCCTCCATGCTGTAAATGATTGTGTAATAACCCTATTAGATGCAATAGAGAAAAGTGCAGATCTAGAAACAATAAAAGAGCATGCGCTGGAAATCTTTAAAGCAATGGATGAAGAACAATGAAATCAATAGGCAACAAAAAAGCCCTATCGAAACTTGGCGGAATCAAGGGCTTTAGCGTCGTCACAAAGGAGATGTAACTAAGATGAATATACCATTCGAATTCAATAATGACAAGGTTCCTGATCTACAGGACTTGTTGCCGAGTATGCCAATTGACCTTCTTGTAAAGGTCGCAGATAAAAAAGAATTCGTTTCACAAGACGAGGAAGAATTTTTAGTGAAAGCGAGCCGTGCTGCTGAGAATGCAAATGTACCCGTTTTAAAAGGGTTGAGTGCAATTGGCATGTTACTAGCCAACGCAACTGAAGAAATTCCACTTGAGACTTTTAATGATATTGGTTGGTTGATCCAATCTTTAGGAGAACAGGCAGCAGCTCTGCAACGTGTTCAAGGAGAGGCCGAAGCAATTTTAAATGCCAGTAACTTGAATAAAATCGCTAAAGGCAATGGTGGATTGATGTCTTAATTTAAGCATAAAAGGTACCCTAAGGTACCTTTTATTAGTGGATTACTGTAGTACATTCATAGTCATAAGTACTTTTAGAAAAGCTGTTGATGAATGTATTGTGAGGACTATCATTACCCAGCAGAAAAGTATCTTTACAGATAAATGCTTCTGATAAAGTTCAAGAACTTTCAACAACACCATCAAGGTGCTAAGATTCATATAATTGATCTCCTATAGAGAAGTGGGATTGATTAAATCGCCCCATGTTCTGCCAGGAATGTCTGGGGCGATTTGCTTAAGATATTATAGTAAGTAGTTTCTTATATTTCTCAGTTTGAGCGATAATCATCCACATGGCTTTGTATGGAACACAGGAATAGTGACCCCATAATAACCATAAATATGACTTTACTCATGTGGGAAAGATGACTCCTATAAAATCTTAATGACACTAACCTAGTGCCATTGCATTAACAATACAATGCCACTATAATAGTGTCAATGGGTGTGATGGAGATTTATTTAAAAATGAAAAAAATTAGAGTTCTTAATCAAGATGATTGGAAACGTACGCAAGTGCGTATGCCATTAGATCAATATGATGATGTTGTTAAATATGCAGAACAGAATAGTTTATCTCTTAATTCGGCTGTGCTCGACCTTGTCAGTAAAGGTCTGGAATATGATATGAAATTCGACCCTAGTAAATTCCAAAATGGGGGGGATATTGAATATGAGGTTCTTGAGCACTTTAAAAAAATCGGGAAACTCTTGGAAGAAAGGGATTATTTAAAATCTCCAGATCAAGTAAATGATAATTTGAGAAATAGCAAGTAAAAGCTAATGGAACATTAGCTTTCGCTATTTGGGGTTACTTTGATGTGGTTTCATCCTACGAAAGCAAGCATTTAAAGAGATATAAGCAGCTGCCTAAGTGGGCTAATTAAGACAAAAGTAAGCTACTTTCGAGTAGCTTTTTTCTTTTAAATTAGTATGATAATTCACTAATGAAAATTCAGATTTGATTATTATATTGAGGATTTTATGAAAGAATCAACAATCAGCAAGGAAGAGCATGAAAAACTTTCTCAGTTATATTTCTTTTTGCAAGACATTTCTTTAGAGCTACAAGCTGATTCTGCGATATTTAATATTGTAGAACAGACATATGATAATAAAGAGTTCGTAATGTTTGAAGATAATGTTTCTGCAAAAGGGATTCCGCTCATACATGTAGGATTAGGCGCGTTTAATAAAAATGTTTTACCAATATTAGCAAAAGTTGCATTTCAAAATATCATTTTATGCATTTGTCGAGCTTATGAAGCAGTAAATAATACCAATAGTGGTAAGATTTTAAATAAGTATTGTCCTAAGTCATTGAGAATATTGCATAAACAGTTGAATGATAGCTATGACAATGTTGTTGGGTTCCGAAATTCATATGTTGCTCATCCACTTGACGGTGAGACCAAAAATTTTGTTCCAGTTGATCAATTAGTTGCTCAAAGTAAAAAAATTATCGGAGTTAGTGAAGATAAGAAAATATCTATAGGTGATTTTTTGAATTATGTCAAAAAACTACATTTTATGAATGAGACGGATCCAAATCATTCATTCACATGGGCTATTCGCAACATGCATGATGAGTTAAAAGAAAATGGGGTAACACCTAAGAGATTTTGAGGAATTATAGTTTTACATATAAAACTGACCAATTGATGTCGGTTTTTACTGCCTAAAATTCAGAAGCACACGTATAAGAGAGAAGAAAAAGTAGCTGCCTTAGGGTGGCTTTTTTCTTAATTACAGAAAAGTAAGCTTTTTTTTTGAAGTTTGGTAGAATGATTTAGACGAGTGAGTGTTGAAATATGACAAGACCATTACCTGAAACTAAATTTAATGAACTTGCTGATGCTTTAAATGGATTGAGGCCGAATGAAATTCTGTCTGAATTCAAATATGCTCGTCTTAATCGTTTACTATCCTCTTTGGATGGCATACTACCTTATGATCAATATCAAATTCTGAAAGCTATAATTGAGCTTCATAATGATAAAATAGTTGATGCTTACAGAATTGCACAGGATGTCTTATCAATTTCTGAGACACAGTATGTTTTAGAGCAGATTTTTTATATTTTTGATAAGGTTTTTAGTGTAAGAGAGTCACTTGAAGTTTTAAACAAAATTGCTCAAATAGCTGATAAGTTGTGTATCAACATTAAAGAAGTAATGCCTAGAAGTACAGAACTGGTATTGGCATTTAATGATTACAATAACAAAATAAATTTTGACTGGAATCTGTTACATGCAAAAGAAGTAAAAAATATTATTGATTTAAAAACTGCTTTGGACAATTTGCAAGTAGATAGAGAGAACTTAAATCAATTAAATGAAATAGTGCACAAGATACTTATTGGTAATAATGTTAGATGCATCTCTACCGAGTATTTCTCAATGGATGGTGAATTACTTTTTCTGTTTTATATTGATCAACCACTCCATGAAATCACTAGATTAAATGATATTTTACTTGAAACTTGCTTATCTGAAAATATATTGGATTCTATTTACCAGTTGTCTTATTCCTATGTTCCATATGATGGAGTAAATGAGATTGAATAATTTAGATCATCTCGAATATTGCAAGCAAATATTTAACATTGAATCCGAATATAAAGAAATTAATTATAGAAATGTTGTAACTAAATCTTATTATTTTGCATTTTATGAAACGGTAGATAAGTTAAATTTATTAGGGTGGAAAAAAACAGTCGCCAAAGGCGGGGTTCATGCTATCGAGGTTAGCCGACTATTAGGTTTTCCAGAAAAACAATTGACTGATATAGAAGAAAAGTTGGCAAAGAAGTTACATTACAGAATAACTGCATTAAAAAAATTAAGAACTAAAGCTGATTATAAATTGGATCAACCAATTTCAGAAAGAATGGCACAGTATTGTATTGTTGAAGCTGAAGATATAAGTAATCAACTTCAAAATATAAATTAGTTAAATATTTAAAAATTAATGACTAAGACCCGCGTTTAGCGGGTTTTTTATGGGTGAAATATATGAAAGTCACAGTAAACGGGCATGAATATATCTTGCTCACGAAATGTCCATTACTTGAAACAACAGAGCGATACGAGTTTAAGACTGATGTGCATCAAAGTTTCGACGCATCGAGCGAGGAAAGGATTCCATTGCTTGATGCAGCACGTCAGTCATTTAACTGGTCCATGATGGCATTTAGAAATGAAGTGCCTGAAATGTTCAATGATTTATATTCATGGATGCGTAAAGACTATTTGGTGCCACAGCCTTTAGAAAATCAATTGGTAGGCAATCTATCAGATGACTTTATCGAGACTGATACAAACAATCTAGGTATCAATGTGGGAACTTTGATCCTTGTGCAGGCTGTAGGAGTTTTAAAGGTTGTAGAAGTCACTGAAATAGGGCGCTATGAGGTGATTGACGATGAACCTGTATACATTGACGGTTATCGCTTAAATGAGGCTGTAGCGGCTTCTGATGCGAAGATAATCCCATTGCGGAAGGTGATCATTGCAGGTAATCCGACTTCACAAGCCAACGGTTTGATGTTCAAGCCAACAATAGCATTGCGTGTTACTGACAATGTTGAATACCCAATGGGGGATGCACAGCACATTCAATAAAAACCAATGTCAGTATTTCGGTTTGCTTGCAGTGTATGCAAGAAAATGTGTAGTCATTTTACTTGCTGCAAAATATATTTATTTTTGATAACTTTGCGTCCTATTGAATAATTTTTAAATTAATAGGGGGTTAACATGATTATTGAGGACATGAAAAAAGATCTAAATAAATTTATTAAAGAGCATCCTTTTGTATTTTTTGGTTTACTTGTCTATCTAGGAGGTCTAGCTATTTATTGTTTTGGTTTCGCAGAAATTAACCCTTTATCTCTTAATGAAGTTGGCGACTTTCTAGCTGGAGTATTTTCTCCATTAGCCTTTTTATTTCTGTACATGGGCTACAGACAAAATAGTAAGTCCTTACAGATACAAGCAGAAGAATTAAGGCAAAGTACAGAAGCATTGCAATTACAAGTTAGAGAAATGCAAGCCTCTGTAGCAGAGCAAAAAGTTATGACTGAACTTGTTAAAACAGAACTTGAAGAGAAACATAATGCTGTTAAACCTATATTAACTGCTATTTGTTTAATAGAAGTGAATCCAGTACCTGGACAAACGCTTTTTCGATTAGAAATAAAACTGGAAAATATTAGTGCTAATGATGCTCGAAGTTTAAAAGTTTCAATTGATGATACTTTATGCAAATCTTTTGAATTGCTTCATGGGAAGGAATACAAAGAAATATTTCTACCCTTATCCCAAGAGAAATTTAAGAAGTATAGGTCTTGTTTAGATTTTGATTATATTATTTCAATTGAATTTGAAAATGTTCTTGGTAAAGCTTTAAAGCAAGGATATCTATTTACATGTTCCTTCGAAAATGGGAAAAAACACTGTCAAACTATCAAAGGGTTTTAAATAAATTTTATTTCAAAAGCTCGCAAAATTTTGTTTATGCAATTGTAACTAATGTAGAGCTGGAAGAGCTAATATATCAATTTTAAACTCAAGCTAGTTTATGGTTAATTCACTCGCAATAGCTCTTCCCAAGCAAAAGGATTCTTACTCAATTTATCCCGACTCATTGACCAATTTCGATTGGGGACAAAACAGGGCCCAATTCCTATCTTTTTCTTTCCAAATTTCTGGTGAACGCATTCCATGGCTTTCATCAGCCTTTCTTTCTTTTCAATTTCATCAAAATCTGTAAGTAGGTCATATGTGTGACCACTTTTTGGCTCAAGACAAGTCAACAACACACCACATTTCTTATATTTGATTCCTTCTTTGTAGATATGGTTCAACATTAATGTGGCAGCCTTCGCTAAGTCAGGTGCAAAGTCTGTTGGTTCTGGAAATGTATAGCTGACCGACTTGTTATAGAAAGGTACATTTTGGTCAAAAGGGCTTGATTGAACAAACGCAATAATACATCCCACCAATAATTCTTGTTCTCGTAATCTGATGCATGCTTCTTGTGCATGCATTCCAATAGCCTCTTTTAGGTCATTTAGTTCAGTAACACGTGCCCCAAATGAACATGATTTGATAATCTGCTTTTTATCAGGTGGAGTATGCTCAACCTCAATGCATGAAATCCCTTGAAGCTCAGCAACTGTCCTTGCCATGACGATAGAGAATCGTTTCTGCATCTCACGTGGATCTGAGCTTGCTAGGTCCAGTACAGTGTTAATGCCCATTGTCTGAAGCTTCTTCGATATTTTACGTCCGACACCCCAAACTTCTGAAACATCGACATGTGACAAGTAATCTTCTTTGTTGCATAGATCCATATTCACAAGATCACAAACACCATTAAAGCTTGGATTCTTCTTAGCGATGTGATTAGCTATTTTTGCCTCAGTCTTCGATCTGCCAATACCCACACAAACAGGTAATCCAATCCATTTTAGAATCTTTTGGCGCATGTCTTGGCCATACTCGTTCATGTCATAGTTTTGATAGTAGGCGGTTAAATCCAAGAAACACTCATCAATAGAGTAAATTTCTTGCTCAGATTCCGATACATATTGACCAAGTATTTTATGGAAGCGTCTCGACATTTCTGCATAGAGTGCGTAGTTGCTTGAAAGCACTTGGACATTATTCTTTTGCACAATTTCTTTAATTTGAAATAGGGGAACACCCATTTTAATGCCTAACGCTTTCGCCTCATTCGATCGAGCAACAGCGCAACCATCATTGTTACTGAGAACAATAACTGGTTTATCAATAAGGCTTGGATTAAACATGCGTTCGCAGCTGACATAACAGTTGTTTACGTCAACCAATGCAAATACTTTATTTTCGTGTTTCATTACTTTCTAGCTTTCTTCAAGATAAAAGTAACAACACCCCATATGATCAGTTGCTGTCCATCAAACAGATGAATATCTTCATAGTCTGGGTTTTCGGCCTTTAACCAGCTTCCTTCAGGTTCTATTTTTAGTCTTTTTACAGTGAAATCATTGTCGATTAAAGCAACTACAATATCGTCATGCTTAGCATCAATACTACGATCAACAATCAATTCATCATCAATATCAATACCTGCATTTTTCATTGAAAGTGACCCAACTTTAACAATGAACGTTGCACACTCATTACCAATCAAATGTTCATTCATATCGATCTTTTTGTCGATATAGTCTTGGGCTGGGGAAGGAAAACCTGCTGAAACCTTTTCTATTGCAACTGTAATAGCCATGCGCATAGAAGGCTCAATAACTATGATGGAAGATACATCAGAGAGTAAATCACGCCTGAGATGATTCTTGATTTCGATGATTTGATTTGAATGGCTCATGGCTATCACTTGAATTTGTAACAT